TGCGGATGCGAGGTCATGTACGGGTTTTCAGACTTCAGTCACAGGAGCCCCGCCAGTAAACCCCCAGGTCGCTACCCACTAAAGAGTGATCCGCGACACATTTGTCATCGCACACGGATTTATCAGGGGTATGTACAGGGTAGAGGCCCAACGTAAGGGGGAACCTCTAAGGAGGGGGATGAGTAGCCGCGTTCAGCGCGGCCCCAGGAGGCAGCGGCCTTCACCCCCAACCGGCCGCTGCCGACAGGGAGCGCCCCGTAGGGCGCTCGGGTAACTAAGAGAGGCCCGCGAATCGGCGCGGGCCGACTAGACATAGTACAGGGACCGCCGCAGAGCGGTCCCCTGGTGAGGTCGAAGACCTCCTTCGCAGTCGGTCTTCTCCCTGTCGGCAGCCGCCGCCCACAGGCGGCTGCCTCTACTAGGGGAGGTACTCAAATTTCACCCTCAGATGCGAGGACGAGCTGGAGCTCGTCCGACCGGAGCAGTCGGCTGCCCGCCGACTGGGACGAGAACTACCGGCAGCCGGTGCTGGCAGCAGCCGGCCACCGGTGCCAGATTCGGGCTCGCGGTTGCCTCGGGAAGGCAACCGACGTAGACCACATCCGCAGGGGCGACGACCACAGTCGCTCCAACCTGCAGGCAGCGTGCAACCGCTGCCACGGCAAGAAGTCATCCGCAGAAGGCCACGCCCGCAAGCGGCAGTTACGAGCAATGAGGAGGCGACCTATCGAGCGCCATCCCGGCTCTCGGTAGCGGGCCAGGAGCCCGCTTTTCACCCAGGAGGTGTCAAGTGGGCGATAGAGGCCCCATCGCCAAGCGTTCGGATCAGCGCGTCCGACGCAACAAGACCGACAACCCGGTCACCAAGCTCCCCGTGAAGGGGCCGGTGAAGCAACCGCCCATCGGTATCCCCGACGCACACCCGGTCGTCACGCAGTTGTGGGACTCCCTGCGCGACTCAGCGCAGGCTCACTACTACGAGCCGAGCGACTGGGCGTACTGCCGCATGGCGCTGCACTTCGCCAACAAGCTGCTCTGGTCGGACAAGCCCAACGGACAGATTCTCGCGACGGTCAACTCGATGTTGAACGGTCTGCTGGTGTCCGAAGGCGACCGCCGCCGGGTGCAGCTCGAGATCGAGCGGAACCAGGCCGACGCCGTCGTAGTCGACGTGGCTGCGATGTTCGCTCAGCAGTTGGGTGCTCAGCGCCCCGGCTGATCCCACAGACCTCCGGAGGGGGTCGAGCGCGTTTCCTCTCGGCGCAGCTCCCCTCTCCGGAGATTGACCCCCCACCTTTGAAAGGATTCACATGGCCGAAATCGGCACCACGCTCGCCGTCGACACCCTCGTGTTGACGAAGGGGCGCGACTTCAAGTGGTCGTTCGAGAACCTCGACGCGACCGGCCAGGCCGTGGACTTCCCGGCCGGGGAGCTGTTCTTCGAGTTCGAGAACGGCACGAAGTGGGACTTCGTCATCGACGGCGCTATCGCCTCGATCAAGATCGAATCAGAGCAGGTCGCACTGATCGCTGCCCGCACCAAGTGGCAGCTCGTCTTCCTCCCAGAGGGTGAGGAAGAGGGCGGCGACCCCATCGCACTCGGCCAAGTCCAGATTCAGGGCTGACCCATGCGGCTACGAGGATTCCCGACTGACGGTAAGCCAGCGGTCTCCTACGTCGGCTCGCCCACAGGTTCCATCGTCGGATCGGCTCAGCGGCCACTCGGCACCGTCAGGGTCTCGACCCAGCGGCCGAGGAGCCTGCTGTCACTCCCCCAAGACGTTCCTCGCGGCGTCATCAGACGCGCCACCAGCAAGGGCTGGTTGCTCGCGCTGCCCGGTATTCCGGGCCCCGAAGGACCGCAAGGTCCAGAGGGTGACGGCCTACGCATCGACGGCCAGGTCACCACGTATGCAGAGCTTCCTGGTACGGCCTCGGACGGAGATGTGTGGCTCGCGGGCGGCAAGCTGTACCGCTTCCACGGAGCATGGCCCCCCGAGAGCGCCGGCACCCCGGTGCAGGGCGCGGAGGGTCCGCGAGGCCCCCAAGGCATCCAAGGTCCGCAGGGCCCGGTCGGCCCGCAGGGGCCGCAGGGTCTGCGAGGACTCACCGGCCCCGAAGGTCCGGAAGGGCCGCAAGGCCCGGAGGGCCCGCGTGGTCTGCAAGGTGACCAGGGTGTCCAAGGGCCGACAGGCCCGAAGGGTGACACCGGTCTTCAAGGACCCAAGGGCGACACCGGATCACAAGGCGAGATCGGCCCCCAGGGCCCGCAGGGCCCCGTTGGCCCGAAGGGCGACAAGGGGGACAAAGGCGACAGAGGCGACACAGGTCCGCAGGGGATTCAAGGCCCCCGAGGTTTCACCGGAGACACCGGCCAGACCGGCGACGAGGGTCCTCCCGGACCCGAGGGACCCGAGGGACCCGAAGGCCCCACTGGACCGATAGGTCCGCAAGGTCCTGCGGGACCGAAGGGTGACCTGGGACCGCAGGGACCTCAGGGCCTGCAGGGTCCGAAGGGTGACAAGGGCGATAAGGGTGATACCGGCGCTCAAGGCATCCAGGGTCCTCAGGGTCTGACTGGACCCAAGGGTGACAAGGGAGACATCGGACCGCAAGGGCCACAAGGCACCCAGGGACCGCAAGGTAACCAGGGGCCGCAGGGCCCCTACGGCTACTTGTCCTCGGACGCAACGGTTCTCGACTTCCGCAGGATGACGCAGGCCCAGTACAACGCGCTCGGAGCAGGAAGGCCAGCAACGACGTTCTACGTGATCGTGGGGTGACACATGCCAGTTCGCATCGGTGATGCCACCCCCTCGGGGTTCCGCTTCGGTGACCTGACGGCCACCAAGATTTACCTCGGCGACGTTCTGGTCTTCCCCGCGTTCACCGTGGTCAGCCAGACGTTCTCCACGGTCGGCAACTGGACGTTCAACATCCCGGCCGAATGCGGTGCCATCGACATCATCCTGCTGGGTGGTGGAGGCGGTGGGTCGTCGGGTAACGCGGGCCTCGGTAACGGCGGCGGCGGTAACGGCGGTCTGTGGGAGCTGCGGACGCTCATTCGCGGGATCGACTTCCCGTCTACCGCAACGCAGATCACCGGGACGGTCGGTGACGGCGGCAACGGTGGTGGTGGCGGCTGGATTCCAATCAACGGCTCAGACGGCAACCCCACCACGGCCAACATCCCCGGTGTCGGCTTGGTGTCGGCGCTCGGCGGGGACGGAGGTAACTGGACATCCGGCAGCCGTCCAGGCAAGAGCCCCGGCAACAGGGTTCACAACGGCATCAACTACACGGGTGGGGCGCAAACCGGCGATTCCGCTGCGAACGGCAACCCGCCTGGCGGCGGCGCTGGCGGCGGCAACTCAGGCTTCTTCGGCTTCCCGGCCGGTGGAGGCGGTAAAGGAGCGAGAGGACAAGCATGGGTGAGGGCATACGTCTGATCACGCAGACGGCACCGTATCCGGCCGAGCTCGAAGAGCTGGTCGACGGTGTCCGGTACCGGCCAGGCTGGTCGTTCCAACTGGTCGAGGCCCCACGTAACGACGGCGTCAACGGTCTCGCGCTGGTCATCGTCGTGCAGACGGTCGACGCATACGGCGAAGAGACCCACCGACCGGTGTCGATCTACTTCCCGTTCATGGTGCCGCCCGAGGTGCGCTCCCGCGACGGCTGGAAACGCTGGCTCTACGACCGGATCGCGGACGCCGAGCGCCACGAGCGCGGGGAGTTCTTCGAGGTCGACGGCGAGAAGCCGTTCGCCCCACGCCACTACCCCGAAGCGGACGGCTACCTCAGGCTGCCTCCGACTTGACATCGTACACGTCACGAACGAAAGGACACACCGTGACAAACATCAAGACCCTCGTCGCGGTCTTCGCACTGAAGAAGGCCGTTAAGTTCCTGCGGGACAACCCGGACGTTATCCCCGGCGAGCTTGACGACGCCATCGTGAAGGTGCTCGCGGCCGCACTGGGCGTCTGATGGCACGCCGACTCTTCAGGGGTCGGGCATTCTCGGAGAACGGTTGGCCTTACGTCGACCAAGGTTCGTGTACGTGGGTGGAAGTCGTGCCCAAGGTCTGGCTGCAGATTCAGAACGGGCCCCCGCTCACTGTGATGACGGCGTTCGCTCGCGACTTCCATGCCCACGTCGAGCCCCTCCGGGATCACGATTCCGCGTGCTGGACCCAGGACAACACCGTCGACACCAGCAACCACCCCGGTGGCACTGGGATGGACCTGAACTGGAATGGCGCTGACGGCAAGACATTCCGCTACGGCATCACGAAGGAACGCGCCTACCCCGGCGACAAGGCCCGCAAGCTCGATGAGCTGCTGGCGTTCTACGAGGACGTGATCTACTGCGGTGGCTACTGGGGCATCCGCGACTGGATGCACTTCCAGATGGGCTACGGCACATACGACTCGAAGGCCGACCAGCCGACCGAGAAGACGCTCGACTTCATCAGGCGCAAGATCAGGCCAGACGGATTCTCGACGTTCAATCGCGGCGGCACCACGGTACCCAACGCCGCGTCGGTTCTCGCTCGGGCCACCGGCATCCCGCTGGACAGGGCCGAGAGGATTCTGCCCGCCCTGCGCGAGGGCTTGATCCTCGCTGAGTGCAACACGTTCCCCCGGATCGCGATGTTCCTCGCACAGACGTGCTGGGAGTCCGATCAGTACCGGGCGACCGAGGAGTACGCCAACGGTCCTGCACACGAGGAACGCTGGATTTACAAGGGCCGCACCTGGATTCAGCTCACCTGGCGCTCGGCCTACGAGGGCTTCGGCAAGTGGTGCCATGCCCGAGGGCTGGTCAACGACCCGATGGTGTTCGTCAACAACCCACGGTCGCTGGCCGACCTGAAGTGGGCTGGCCTCGGCGCTGCGTACTACTGGACGACGACCGTCCGGAGCACGCGGAAGTACCCGACGCTCAACCAGGCATCGGATGCCCGTGACGTGCTGGTGGCGACACAGATCGTCAACGGCGGGACGAACCACCTCGCAGAACGCACTGCCATCTACAACCGGGCCATCGCACTTGGTGATGAGCTCCTGCAACTCGTCCAAGAGGAGGACGGCTTTTTGTCTGCACTCAACTCGGCTGAACAGCGCGAGGTCCTTGACCTGCTGCGCTGGGTGGCCGCTCCCGAATACGGGGAGCTCCGCAAGCTATTCGCTTCTCGCGCAATGTATCGCGACAGCGACGACCGGTTCGAGACCCTCGCCGGCTTCGTTCTCGCGAACGATGCCATGCAGTGGGAGAACCGCGTCGAAGGCGCGGCCATGCTCGGTGAGCCCGAGTACCTCGAACGGGTACTGCGTCTCGCCGCTGGCAGGGGTCCCGGAGCCAAGAACCCCGACGGCAGCCCACGTCAGTGGGCCATCAACCACGCACGGGCGGTCCTCGCTGACATCGAGGCCAAGAACCCGACAGCACTACATCGCTACCTAGCGCAGAAGGGGGCCGCATGAGCCCGAAAGTTCGACAGACGATCTACTACCTCGGCACCATCATCCCCGGTGTCCTTGGTATCGCCCTGATCTGGGGCGGCATCGACGCTGGCGCAGCGCAATCCATCGGTGACATCATCGCGGGCGCTGTGGCTCTCCTCGGCGCGTCGGCTCCCGCCGTCGCCGCCAAGAAGGTGAACGAGCAGCGCAAGGACGGCACTCTGGTGCCGCAGGCCCCGGTGGAGCAGGTCGTCAACGGCGTGCAGGCGGTCATCGCCGCGCAGCAGGCCGCACAAGCTGAGCTCGACAGGGTCAGGGACGTGGTGACCGGTGCCATCGGCATCGTTCCCAACGTCGTCCCGCAGCTCGGTCCGCTCGCGCAGCAGGCGGTCGACGCTCTCAACGGCTTTGCACCGCCCACGGCCTACAGCCAGGCAGCGCAGTTCGCGGACCCGTACCGGGCTCCCTGGGACCGCTGATGTTGAAGCTGGGCTCCAGCGGGCTGATGGTCTCGGCATGGACGGCGGTGATGCGCCTCCGTTTCGCGAGCTACGCGCTCGGTGTCGACGGCCGACCGATCCGAATCGACGGCTACTTCGGCTACGACGAGGAGAAGGTCCAGAAGGAGTACCAGATACGGACAGGTCAGTACCCGAGCGGGCAGGTCTCACGAGAGGACCTGCACCGCCTCGGGCTGCTGCCCACGCTCCTGTCGATCCACGGCACCGGACAGGCTGACCCGTTCGGGATCGGCTACCCGGCCGACATCGCTCGCCGGGTGCTGGACTTGTACTGGTGGCAGCCGGTTGGCAACTGGCCTGCGAAGGCCGTCCCGATGAACGGGTCGGTCGACGCGGGTGAGGCCGAGTGTGTCAGGCTGATCAGCAACCCGCTGATCGTTCCGGGCCCGACAGCCTTCGTGGACTACTCCCAAGGCAGTGTCATCGGTGGCCGGGTGCGAAACCGTATGCGCCGCAAGGACCTTCGTGGAGAGTTGGTGGCAGCGGCCAGCTTCGGTAACCCGATGCGACTCCGAGGCCACTACGCCGGGAACGTCGATCCGGGCGGTGAAGGTATCGACCCGAGGCAGGAACTCGCGGCCGAGCCGTTCCGTATCGAGCTCGCGGCCAAGGGCGACCTGTACACCACATGTCCTGGCGGGCATTCCGGTGAGATGGAGCGTGCGATCTACCACGCCGTCTTCAGCCGGTTCGTCGGTGAGGACAGCCTGATCGAGCAGGTCTGGGAGCTCGCCCGCAACCCGTGGGTCGAGGTTCCGGCAGCCGTCCGCGCCATCGTGCGCGGCGGGATGTTCGTCGTGAAGGGCACAGGCCCCCACGTCCGCTACCACATCGACCAGTGCCCTGGAACGGGCATGACCTACTACGAGTACGCAATCAAGCACCTTCGAGACACCGCTGAAGCTCGCCTTCGGCGCATCGTCGCGTCTGTGCCTTGACATCGCACGGAAGGGAGGGGGAGTGAGCCTCGCCAATCACAATCCGGTGCCGCTCCTCCCCCAACCTCCGCACAAGATCGGGCCGATCTGGCAGGTCCGGGAGGACGGCTCCTGGTATTTGCCTGAGAGAACCCTCGGCTGGGGGATTCTGAACTGGCTCGCCAAGTACGTCCGCTCTCCCGCAGGGGGCGGGCCGTTCCTGCCGACGCTGGAACAGGCCCGGTTCATCCTGTGGTGGTACGCCGTTGATGAACAGGGTAGGTACGCCTACCGCGAGGGTGTTCTTCGACGGATGAAGGGCTGGGGCAAGGACCCGCTGTGTGCAGCCATTGCCATCGCGGAACTCTGTGGCCCCGTTGCATTCTCACACTTCGATGAGAACGGCGACCCGGTAGGCACGCAACGCCACGCTGCGTGGATCACCATTGCCGCCGTCTCGCAAGACCAGACCAAGAACACGTTCTCGCTGTTCCCGGTGATGATCACCAAGGAGCTCAAGGCCGACTACGGCCTGGACGTGAACAAGTTCGTCATCTACTCGGAGGTCGGTGGCCGGATCGAGGCCGCGACTTCGTCGCCCGCGTCGATGGAGGGTAACCGCCCGACGCTGGTGATCGAGAACGAAACCCAGTGGTGGGGCGTCGGTCCGGACGGCAACGTCAACGACGGCGTCGACATGGACGATGTCATCGAGGGCAACGTCGCCAAGATTCCGGGCGCTCGCAAGCTCGCGATCTGCAACGCCCACATCCCCGGCAACGACACCGTGGCCGAGAAGGCATACGACCACTGGCAGGACGTACAGACCGGTAAAGCGGTCGACACAGGGCTCCTGTACGACGCGCTGGAAGCGCCGGCAGACACCCCGGTCTCGGAGATTCCCTCCGAGAAGGAGGACCCCGAGGGGTACGAAGCCGGGATCGCGAAGCTGATGGACGGCCTGCAGGTCGCTCGCGGCGACTCGTACTGGCTGCCGTTGGAGGAGATTCTCGGGTCGGTCCTGAACACCCGGAACCCGGTGTCGGAGTCACGACGCAAGTTCCTGAATCAGGTGAACGCCCACGAGGACTCGTGGATCGCTCCGACCGAGTGGGACCGCCTGGCGCTGACCGACAAGCTGTTCCAGCTCAAGAAGAACGACCGGGTGACCCTCGGCTTCGACGGGTCGAAGTCCAACGACTGGAGCGCCTTGGTGGCGTGCCGGGTCGAGGACGGGATGTTGTTCGTCCTCAAGACGTGGAACCCCGAGGACTACCCATACGACGAGGTTCCCCGCGAGGACGTGGACGCCTACGTCCGGTCGGCATTCCAGCGGTTCGACGTGGTCGGCTTCCGGGCCGACGTGAAGGAGTTCGAGGCATACGTCGACCAGTGGGGCCGGGACTTCAAGCGGAAGATCAAGGTCAACGCCACCCCCGGCAACCCCATCGCATTCGACATGCGCGGCCAGACAAAGCGATTCGCTCTCGACTGTGAGCGGTTCCTGGACGCGGTTCTCGAGCGAGAGCTGTTCCACGACGGCAATCCCGTTCTGCGACAACACATCCTGAACGCCCGTCGACATCCGACTACATACGACGCAATTTCCATCCGCAAGGAGAGCAAGGACAGCAGCAAGAAGATCGACGCTGCCGTCTGCGCCGTCCTCGCGTATGGCGCGAGACAGGACTACCTGATGAGCAAGAAGAGCCGTACTGGCCGAGCGGTGGTGATCCGATGACGGCCCCCGCTGGCGAACAGCAGAACGTCAACCCCGAGGAACGGCTTGAGCCGCTGCTCAACGCATTCGAGGAGAAGATTCGGCCTCTCGCGGACAACACCGCCTACTACGAATCGGAGCGCCGTCCGGACGCCATCGGCATCGCCGTGCCGCCCGAGATGCGGAAGCTGCTGGCGCACGTCGGTTATCCCCGGCTGTACGTCAACTCGATTGCGGACCGGCTGGAGCTGGAGGGCTTCCGGATCGCTGGCGAGACCGACGCCGACGAGGAGCTCTGGGACTGGTGGTCGGCCAACGACCTCGACGTGGAGTCGACGCTGGGCCATGTGGACGCACTCGTCCACGGCCGGTCGTTCGTGACCATCTCAGCCCCTGACCCGGCTATCGACCTCGGTGTGGACCCCACGGTCCCGATGATCCGGGTCGAGCCGCCGACGAACCTGCACGCGGTCATCGACCCGCGTACCCGTCAGGTGAAGGAAGCGATTCGGGCGATCTACGACGAAGAGGGCAACGAAATCGTCGGTGCGACGATCTACCTGCCCAACGCCACGGCCTACTTCGACAAGGTCGAGGGCGAGTGGACACAGGGCCGTCCCACCGTCACCCACGGGCTAGAGATGGTCCCCGTCGTGCCGCTCCCCAACCGGAACCGCTTGTCGGACCTGTACGGGACATCGGAGATCACTCCGGAGCTGCGGTCGGTCACCGACGCAGCGGCCCGGACGCTGATGCTGATGCAGTCGACGGCAGAGCTCATGGGCGTGCCGCTCCGACTCCTGTTCGGTATCAAGCGATCCGAGATCGGCCTGCCGGATGACCCGGACGAGCCGGTATCGCCGCGCCAGGCGTTCGAGGCGTACTACGCCCGCATCCTCGGCTTCGAGGACGAGATGGGCAAGGCGTACCAGTTCGACGCCGCAGAGCTCCGCAACTTCGTGGATGCCCTTGACGCGCTGGACAAGAAGGCAGCCGCCTACACCGGCCTGCCTCCGTCCTACCTGTCGTTCAGCTCGGACAACCCGGCCTCGGCTGAGGCCATCCGGTCGTCTGAGTCCCGACTGGTGATGAACTGCGAGCGCAAGGCACGCATCTTCGGCGGGGCCTGGGAGCAGGTCATGCGAGTCGCCTGGAAGGTCATGAAGGGCGGGGAGATTCCCCCGCAGATGTACCGACTGGAAGCCCTCTGGGCCGACCCGAGCACGCCGACGTATGCCGCTAAGGCCGACGCCGCGTCCAAGCTCTACAACCAGGGCATGGGCCTGATTCCGAAGGAACAGGGCCGGATCGACATGGGCTACTCCGTCGAGACCCGACGCCAGATGCGCGAGTGGGACAAGGAGGAGAACCCGGTGGGTCAACTCGCCGGCCTCTACGCCCCGCGCTCCGGTGGCGAGACTCCCCCGCAGGGACAGCCTGACGAGAAGGAGGTCCCTGAGGAGTGAACGCTGAAGAGTACGCCGCCAGGCAGGCGGTCGTCTCGGCAGCGGTCGCGAACTACATCCTCCAGCTAGGGAAGCTGTTCCAAGCGCCCAGATTGTCGCTGCAGGACTGGCTTTCGTTTCTGGAGGCTTTGTACCCGGAGGTCTACCAGAAGCGTCTGGAGGCCGCTGAGCTCGCTCGGCAGTTCCATGACAGCGAGCGCCGCCGACACGGTCGGGCGTTCCAACCGCGCTTCCTGGTCGAGTACGACTTCAGGGAGTTCGTGCTGGACATGGAACCGGCCAGGGAGCTGATGCAAAGGGAGATGGCTCCCCCGTCCGCTCTGGGCGATGTCGCGCTGCGGGCGGTCCGAAGCGTCGAGAACGCTGGACGCAAGCAGATCATCCGGGCCGTCGAAGACGACCAGGAGACCGGAACCGTCAAGGGCTGGGCCCGAGTCGCGACCGGTCGGGAGACCTGCGCCTGGTGTCTGATGCTGATCTCGCGGGGCCCCGTGTATTCGTCTGCAGAGAACGCGGGTCTGGACCTCGATGACGAGTCAGCAGCACAACTGTTCCGCGACAGCGGCGGTGACCTCAAGAAGCTCGCCGCCTACGTCGATGAGAACGAGCTGATGAAGGAGTGGCACACCGGCTGCGACTGCAAGGTGGTGCCGGTCTACGACAGGGCCAGTTGGCCCGGACGGGACGCCCAAAAGCGTGCCGAGAAGTGGTGGATCGAAGCCACGAAGGAGGCCCGTCGCCTAATCGACTCGGGAGAGGCGAGGAGCGACAACCTCAACAAGGAAGCGCAGAACGCGCTTCGCCGTCGTCTCGAACGAGGCGACCTTTCAATGACGAGATTCGCCCTCGCGGCGTAACTCAACACCACGACCCCCTGGTGGGGTCCAACCATGCCCAGGAGGCAAACAGTATGGCTGACAACGACACTCAGACCCCCGACACCACGCCGGGCAATGACGGAGGCACCGACACGGGTCAGGCACCCGCACCGGAGACCTTCAGCCGGGAGTACGTCGAGGAACTGAGGCGTGAGAACGCCAAGGCACGCACCTCGAAGAACCAAGCGGTCGAAGACGCGAAGGCAGAAGTCCGCAAGGAGTACGAGGCCAAGCTGGCTGAGAAGGACACGGCATACACCGAGCTGCAGAACCAGCTCGGACAGGCGTGGATTGAGCTCGAAAAGGTCTACACGGCCGTCGATGCGAAGGTCCCATCCGACCGCGTCCGCGCTTTCGCCGAGATTCTCAAGGGCGAAGACCCCGATGCCATCAAGGCGTCGGCTGAGTCGGCCAAGCAACTGTTCGGCGGCATGACGGGCACCGTCCCGGCCGTCGATCCCACCCAGGGCTCTGGTGGTGGCAAGCACACGCCGCTCAACGGAGACCCCATCCTCGACGCGCTCAAGCGGGCCGTCGGGGCGTAATCCCCACTACGACAAGGAAGTAACCAATCATGGCAGCAGGAACCACGTTCCCGGTCAACCACTCGCAGATCGCGCAGACCGGCGACTCCATGTTCAAGGGCTACCTGGAGCCCGAGCAGGCCCAGGACTACTTCGCGGAAGCGGAGAAGACCTCCATCGTCCAGCGTGTCGCTCGCAAGATTCCGATGGGATCGACCGGCGTGAAGATTCCGCACTGGACCGGCGATGTCGCCGCCGCGTGGATCGGTGAAGGCGACATGAAGCCCATCACCAAGGGCAACATGACCGTCGAGCAGGTCGAGCCGCACAAGATCGCCACGATCTTCATCGCCTCGGCTGAAACCGTTCGTGCGAACCCGGCCAACTACCTGGGCACCATGCGGGTCAAGGTCGGCACCGCCATCGCGATGGCCTTCGATGAGGCTGCGCTGCACGGCACCGACAGCCCGTTCGACCAGTTCGTGGATCAGACCACGAAGGCCGTCGACATCACCCCGGCCGCGCCGGCCACCACCTACGACGCCATCGGCGTCAACGCGCTGTCGCTGCTCGTCAACGACGGCAAGAAGTGGCAGGCCACGCTGCTGGACGACATCGCGGAGCCCGTGCTCAACGGTGCCAAGGACGCCAACGGCCGTCCGCTGTTCGTGGAGAGCACCTACGAGGGTCTCACCACGCCGTACCGCGAGGGCCGCATCCTGGGTCGTACCACGATCCTGAGCGACCACGTCGCCAACGGCACCACGGTCGGCTACCAGGGCGACTTCTCCCAGATCGTCTGGGGCCAGGTCGGTGGCCTGTCCTTCGACGTGACGGACCAGGCGACCCTGAACCTCGGCACCCCGGCCGAGCCGCACTTCGTGTCGCTGTGGCAGCACAACCTCGTCGCAGTCCGTGTCGAGGCCGAGTTCGGTCTGCTCATCAACGACGTGGAAGCGTTCGTCAAGCTCACCAACGCCTGAGCCTGACTTGACATCGCACGGTGGGGGGCCCTTCGGGGCCCCCCGCCAAGCGGAAAGGGCTGCATGAAGATTCGCAACAAGGCCAACGGCGGCGTAGCCGAGGTCACTGAGGACTACGGCACTGCCCTGATCGCGGGCGGTGGCTGGGAAGCCATCGACGCGCCGAAGCGTCAGCGGGCCAAGAAGTCCACCCCCAAGCCAGCTCCGGAGCCCGAGGCTCCCGCTGAGACCCCCACTGAGGTACCAACCACCGAGGAGTAAGACATGGCGATTGCGACTGCACAAGACGTTGAGAATCGCTGGGTCCGTGAGCTCTCCGAGGAGGAGACCACCCTCGTCAACACGCGGCTGAACGACGCGGAGCGGATGCTCAAGCGTCGGATCAGAAACCTGGACTCGGTTGACCCCGAGGACGTGAAGCAGGTTGAGGCCGACATGGTCCTGAGGCTCCTCCGTAACCCGGAGGGCTACACCCAGGAGACGGACGGCAACTACACGTACATGCTGAGCCAGGCGCTCGCATCCGGAAAGCTGGAGGTGCTGCCCGAAGAGTGGGAGGCCCTCGGCCTCCGTCGTGGGAACACGTTCGTCCTCGTGCCGACATTCGAGATGCCGACATGAGCGCCAACCCGAGCGACCGGCAGCCCCCGCTGCCGTACCCGATTGACTTCGGTCTGGCCGTTCGGCCCGAACACGTCGATGTCAGCAAGTGTGACCACGAGTTCGGAATCTGCTTCTGCGTACATGACTGGCGCATCCACTGGGGCAACCTGGAACGGAAGGGCCTATGAGCCTTCTCGACCACGCCCCCGACGAGGTCATCGTCTACCCGCAGATCGAAACGGTGGACGACGACGGCAACACGATCACCAAGCCGTCGACCCAGGGCATCCGCACCAAGGCGCGGTTGCAGGTCCTCGGCCAGTCCGGTACGTCGTCCCGTCGCCAGGAGCAGGACAACGAAGGGTTCGAGTCGGAGCGTGTGTATACGATCCGGTTCACCCGGAAGTTCGACCGCGAGTTCGGAATTCTCGGAATGCAATCCGAGATCGAGTGGATGGGTGTCCGGTGGGCTCTCTTCGGTGAGCCCGCCTACTACACCAACTCCCGCCGTACAGCACACATCACCTACACGGTGAAGAGGTACTGACATGGCGAAGTTGATCCCCCGTCGAAGGCTGAACCACATCGTCGCCCATCTCGCAGAGACGAAGGCGGCGATCCGGCGCGAGGCACGCGAGGTAGAGGGCAGGGCCCGACGCAACCTCGCGCAGGCTCGGTCGTCCACGACGCACTCGAAGATCGTCGGCCCCGGCCATCTGACCAAGATCGGTTCTGCTGCAGACGATCCCGACGTACTCGTCTACATGGAAGCGCCGAACCCGATGGCAATCGAGTACGGCCACGGCCCTTCGGGCTACTTCGATCCGGACAAGTACGGCAAGGTCACCAAGGCCCCAGCAGGTCTCTACATCCTCAACCGTGCAGCCGGGATCGCCGGCTCGATGGTCACACCGTCTATGGGTAGGAGGGGCGTGAAGTAATGGCGTTCCCCCGTATTCAGGCGGTGGTGATCCCGCTGTTGCGGGAAGCACTGGTACCAGACAAGGCCCAGAAGGTCGGCTCGTGGGTGGAGAACATCAACTACCGCGAGTTCCCTCTGGTGAACGTCCGACGCATCGGCGGTGAGCGTCACCCGACGCGGCCGACGCAATTGGCAACGCCGGTCATCGAATTGACCGTCTACCACAACAAGGGACTCATCGAGTGTGAGCAGCTATACGAGGACTGCCTCGACGTGCTGTACGACGCCGTGAAGACCCAGAAGCAGATGCCCAAGGGCTACCTGCACTCAATCAGAGAAACGATGGGCGCTACGCAGTTCAGCTCGCCATTCATGGACTCCTGGAGGGTCCAGGGACTGATCGCATTGGGCCTCCGACCCCCTCGCAACTAAGGAGTAATGCCACATGGCACTTAACGACGATGCGGTGTTGACCGCTGCAGTCGGATACGTCTACACGGGCCCCGTGGGAACGCCTGCGCCTGCCGCAGCCGACCTGGACGGCCTGACCCTGCTCGACACGGCCTCTTGGGGCACCGGCCTGGAACTCTGGCTGCCCACCGGTCACACCAGTCGGGGCGACATGCCCGAGTTCGGCTTTGAAGGTGGCGACTCGGAGATCAAGGGCACCTGGCAGAAGAAGAAGCTGGCCGAGGTCACGACCGAAGACCCGGTCGACTACCTGACCATCTTCCTGCAGCAGTTCGATGAGGGCTCGCTCACGCTGTACTACGGCGAGAACGCCTCTGATGTCGCTGGCGAGTTCGCCGTCGCATCCGGCTCCAAGGCCGTCGAACGGGCCGTTTTGGTCATCATCGAGGACGGCGACGTTCGCGTCGGCTTCCACGCTTTCAAGTCGAGCGTGAAGCGCGACGACGCGATCCAGCTCCCGGTGGACGACTTCGCGTCCCTGCCGGTTCGGGCGACGTTCCTGGACTACCAGGACAAGCCGCTGTTCAAGTGGATCAACGAGGACCTGTTCCCGAACGTCTGATCCAGACTTGACATCGCTCAGCGATGTCCGGGGGGAGGGGTTTTCCTTGGCGGGCCTGCCCCTCCCCTCGTCACTCTCTCTACCTCTGGCCCGCCTAACCAACGAAAGGTCCGCTATGTCAAACGTATTCACCCTCGACAGCCTCCGTGAGGAAGCCGACAAGCAGTTCGCTCCGTTCAAGGTGCAGCTCAGCGACGGCACCCACGTCGTGCTCCGCAACTTGCTCCGGTTGAACAAGAACGACCGCAAGACGGTGCTGGACAGCATCGAGGGACTCAAGACCGATCAGGAAGGCGACGAGGGCCAGACCCTCGAAGACCTGGACAAGATGGTCGACACCGTCTCGAAGATTCTCGAGCTGGCGGCGGGTAAGGACTCGCGCAAGCTGCTCAAGGAGCTCGACGGCGACCTCGGTCTGCTGATGGGCGTGCTGGAGGGATGGCTGGAGGCCACCTCACCGGGGGAAGCGCAGAACTCGCCGGCCTGATCGACAGGTACGGCGAGCATCTCGTCCCAGACCTCAAGCACTACTACGGGATTGACCTCCGGGAGTTGTTCTCGGAGGTCAACCCGCTCAGCCCCCAGTACGTCCTGATCCACGTCAAGCATCTCCCGATTGAGTCTGCGTTCGTCGCAGCGATCCGTGGTGGGCAGCAGTTCCGTGGTTGGAACGCCGACCGTTACGCATTCGCCGCGATCATCAACAGCATCCGTGCGGGCAACTACATGTTCGTCATGGCGAACTCCGACCCGAAGAAGGGCAAGCCGCCCGTTCCGGAGCAGTGGCCGGTTCCCGAAGAGAACAAGGCTGCGAAGAAGTACGCACCCAACTCGTTCGCCGGAATCGTTGCGGCGCAGGTCATTGCGGCCAGGAAGAGAAAGCAGCAGCAGAAGGAGGCTGAATGGCAGGCGCAGGAGGCACAGAGGTCGGCCGGATTTCTATCCGGGTCGTCCCTGACCTCGACGGATTCTACCGAGAGCTAAAGTCCAAGCTCGAAGGGATCGAGAAGACCCTTAAGGCGAAGATCAAGTGCGAACCTGACCTGAAGGGCTTCCGCGAGGAAGTCGCTACCAAGACAAAGGGTCTCAAGGCCAAGGTCAAGGTCGACGGTGACACCAGCGATCTGAAGAGGGCCGTCGACGCGGTAAACGCGAAGGGGCTCAAGAAGTTCAAGCTGGAGCTCGATCCGGAGTTCGACTACCGGCTCCGACAGCGCCTGGCGAAGATCAAGCCGAAGGTCGACGTAGATGTCGACTTCAAGAAGGGTGCGCTCGACCGACTCAGTCGAGCGATGGACAAGATTCAGCCTCCATCGTTCGGCTCGGGTATCAACCCGGCAGGTTGGGCGGTCATCCTCGCGGGCATCGCGGCGGTCGCACCGCTGCTGTCCGGTCTGCTCGGTGCGGTCACCACGGCCATCGTGTCGCTGCCTGGACTCATCACAGCAGTCCTTGTGCCCATTGGCGCTTTGGCGCTCGGCATGGACGGCCTGAAGGCCGCAGCGGAGACGATCAAGGGTCCGTTCGAGGACCTGAAGGCGACGATGTCGTCTGCCGTCGAGGAGCAGTTCACTCCGGTCTTCCAGAAGCTCAAGGAGCTGTTCCCCTCGCTGGAGTCGACGCTGCCAGGCGTCACTGACGGCCTGAGGGCGATGGCGCAGTCCTTCGCGGACTCCATCACGAGCACCGAGAACCTCCCGAAGGTGGAGGGGATCATCAAGGACATCGGGGATGCGCTTCGGCAGGCAGCCCCCGGCATTGGCGACTTCACCAGTGGCCTACTCGATTTGGTCAAGGGATTCACCGGCAAGCTCCCGGACGTAGCGGACTGGTTCAACGAGACCGGTAAGTCGTTCAAGGACTGGGCCAAGGACTTCACCGAAGAGGGCCCGGACGGCACGTCGAAGTTCAGCCGTGCGCTGGACGGCCTCGGCTGGACGCTGAAGGAACTCGGCGGTGGCCTGGTCGACATCGGTGGTAAGGCACTGGACTTCTTCTCCGACCCGGAGAAGATCAGGTCGTTCAAGACGGAGCTCGACGGGCTCGTCGCCACCATCTCGACGCTGGTCGACTTGTCGAACAAGTTGGCTACCAACATGTCCAAGATTCCCGGCTTCCGGGATGGTGAGGCCAACGGCCCGATGGACTTCGCTCCGATCCAGATTCAGCTTATCAAGGAGCAGCTCGGCAAGATCGACTGGTCGGGCATCTGGGGCAACATGAAGTCCACTGCCGCAACGGCGTTCGCGGAAGTGTCGATGTTCGCTGCCAACACGGCCATCACCATCGGCTCGAAGTTCCGGGGCATCTGGGACGGCATTCAGACGAATGCCGCGTCGGCGTGGAACGGTGTCGTCTCCATCGTCGGTGGCGTCATCGCCAACATCCTGATGATCGCCTCGCAGCTCCCCGGCCAGATCGCGTCGGTGTGGGGGTCCATCCCCAGCATCGCGGCTGGCATCTGGAACACGGTCGTGTCGACGGCAGCCCCGATCATCACGCAGATTCTGACGACGTTCATCAACGTCGGTGTCGGCATCATCAACGAGGTCAGCTCGTGGCCGGGCAAGATCGTTGGGGCCCTTAGCGGTTTGGCCTCGACGCTGGCATCGGTCGGCTCTCAGGCGGCGCAGGCACTCGTGAGTGCCCTCGCGGCCGGTATCCGTGCGGGCATGGGTCCCATCGGCCAGGCAGTCGGCGCTCTGATGAGCGCGGCTCGTGCCATGATCCCGAACTCCCCCGCTAAGGAGGGTCCGTTCTCGGGCTCTGGCTGGCGTGCGGTCGAGGGCTTCGGTGATGCGCTGGGTGACGCTCTGGCGAGCGGCATTCCGGACCAGGAGGACAAGATCGTCTCCAAGGTCCGGGCCATCATGCAGGCCATCAAGGACGTGTTCGGTGACGCTTCCAAGCTGAACCTGAACTTCAACTTCGGCTCTCTGGAGTCCGGGCTGAGCTCCGTCGCGAGCGCAGCGACGGATACCAGTCGGGCCCTTGGAAACACGGTCAGCGGCGCAATGCCGAACAAGCTGTCCGACGAGACCAAGCAGCAGAAGGACCTGCTGGAGCTGAAGAAGGACGAGCTCGAAGTCGAGCGTCAGAAGCTGATGAACCAGAAGAACGGCCTCGACCCGAAGGACAAGGCCGGCAGGGCAGCTCTCCAGCAGCAGATCGACCAGATCGCGCTGCAGAAGAAGCAACTGGAACTGGACAAGCAGCAGCTCGACTACGCCGGGAAGTACACCGACCAGGTCGAGGAAACCGACTCGGTCATGGGCGACATGTCCAAGAAGATCTACGACAGCGTAAAGGGATTCGCGCAGGCGAATGCCAACCAGTTCATGAACGACTTGGGCATCTCGGGTCAGGGTGCGCTACCGCAGCTCTTGGAGCAAGGCATCGCCTTGGGCGAGCACTTCATCTTCAACGTCAGCTCGATGGACGAGGCCATCACCGGCCAGCAGACCATCCAGAACAAGAAGGCGTTGCAATTCGACAGGAGGTAATCCGTGGACACCCTCGTAGAGCTTGAGGGAGTCAACGGCGAATGGTTCACCCTCGCGGGCCCCGGTGAAGGGGACCGTGGGGTGTACCTGGGTACCGACGTGAAGGGTCTGTACGACCCTCCCGTCAAGGTGGTCTACGAGGAGCCGGGGAACTACCCCGGCGCTCGTTACCTGAACCACCGGATTCTTCGCCGTGACATCACATTCGGTGTCGAGATTCTCAACGACGCCAAGATAGGACCTAACTCCTGGTTGAGCCGGGAGTCAGAGTGGCGCAAGGCGTGGGCGTTCGACCGCGACTGCAAGCTCTACATCACCACACCGGATTCCGGCACCCGCTACCTCAAGGTGCGACTCGGTGAGTCGCCCGAGGTGTCGTGGTTCACCGACCCGCGTGGCAACAGGATCAACCGCACCGTCATGGTCGTCATCGCAGGCGACCCGTTCTGGTACCAGGACGATGTCGTGTACTCGACTGTGACGCAGACGGATACGACGTTCGACCCGAACCCGCTCCCCTGGCCGTGGCCGCAAGAGTCGCTGCCGAAGGAGACGCTGAGCATCACGGTCGACCCCGCAGATGGCAAGGGCGGGCTGAACCCGACCGACCAGTACGCCTGGGCCAAGTGGCTGCTGCCCGGATCGACTCAGGTCCCTGCAGAGCCCTACATCCCCGGTATCCCGTGGCTGGGAGCCCCGAAGTCCCCTGCCGTCATCTGGACGGTCCCGGACTACTCGTTCGAGGATGAGAAGCTGCGGAACCGGCGCGTCCGGATGCCCGGTCTGATCGGCGGTCTGCGGACCGCTGAGGTTCAGGTCGTCAGCATCATCGGTGAGCCGACGAGCGGCACGTTCCAGCTCCGTCGGCCTGGCGGGTCCTTGACATCGTCCATCGCGAGGAACGCGAACGCGATCACCGTGAGGCAGCGCCTGGAGGCGATCCTCGGGGCCGGCAATGTCCGGGTCGACGGTGGCCCGACGCTGCTGAGCCCTCGGGCCCCGTGGCGGGTGTCGTACATCGGTGCTCTGGCAGGCCAGCCGCAGCCTCTGCTTGAGGCTGTGAGCGCCTTGAACAACGACGCAAGGGTTCAGGTCACCCGGTCGACGGAAGGCGCTACAGCGCCCGCTGAGAACGCTCTGATCGACACGGACCCAAGGGAAGAGCAAGTCATCTCGGAGAACGGCTCGCAGTTGTGGGCCCGGATGAACGGTGTCCGATTCCGGCACCCGATCCCGCCGTGGACTAAGTCCGCGACGTTCGAGCTGACGGTCTCCGGAGCGGTTCCCGGCCAGATGGCCGTACTCCGCATCCCACGAGCGTGGACGAGGCCCTGGGGGATGGAATGAGCTTGGCGAGCACCATCACATCGCTGGAAGACGCTGAGCGCCTCTGGAATACCGCGATGGCCCGCAGGGCCCTCCGGGAGCAGGAGCGCCTCAAGCCCGTCCTGACGCGGCTCTGGGACGGCGACATGCGCCTACGCGGCGTGGTCGCCGGGGAGCGTGGTGGTGACTTCGAGTTCATCGAGAACGACACTGGCACAGCGTCATTGCAGCTCTCGCTGGATCACCACATGGCGAAGTGGGTGATGAACTTCCGTGGACGCGAGAAGCGGAACGTCATCGTCACGTTCGACAAGCAGGGTGCCAGGTGGTCCGGGTTCATGGATCACTACCGCGTGGTCCGTGAAGAGAGCGGGGATGTCTACCTCGACATCGTCTTCAAGCACGACTACGAGCAGGCCAAGCACATCCTTTGCTGGGCCAACCCGTTCCTGAGGCCAGAACTGCAGTTCCCGAAGCTGTGGATCGTGTTCGGACCGGCGAAGTGGTGTTTGCTGCTGACCCTGTTCGTCAACATCCTCCGGCTCGAAACGAGTCTCTGGACGCTTCCGGACAACCCGCTCGATCCCACCGAGTGGATGCCGCTGAGCTTCAACATCAGCAACTGGAGGAACATCGTCAAGCCGTTCCCGCTCATCGGGGACAACTCCAACCTGACGATTGTCTTCTCCCGCTTCCAGTCGTTCCACGACGTGGCGAAGAAGGCGCTGGCTGATGCTCAGCTCACGGTCGTGTGTCGTCGCTACCTCAAGGCTGAGGACCCTCACCCGTTCGAGGACCTGCGTGGCGAGCTCAACATCGGTCCACTTGAGGACCTGTTGACGCTCATCCCGATCCGGCATGGCTGCCTGGTCTGGGACATCGTGGACAACTCGGGCTGGGGCAGCGAGACCGCCTTCGGCGGCTCGTTCCTGACGGGCTTCATCCGGGCGATGGTCAACATCGCCTCGGACGGCATGACCGAGGGTGTCGACGTGTTCACCGGAGACCCGACGTTCCCCGGCGAGTACTACACGCCGTGGTTCCTGGGGACCTCTCCGCAGGCTCCGTGGATCGTGTTCGAGGAGGGGCCGTACACCGGCATCAAGAGTTCGGAGTTCAAGTACTTCGAGGCCACTGACACGTCCTTCGTGGCCGGTGGTGAGTCGATGCCTGGCGTCAACGAGGCTATCTCGGCTGCCGTGAACATGGGCGGCGACTTCTTGACATCGCTCATCAACTCCGCTATGGCAGCGTTTGGCGCTGTCGGTGGTGCCATCGACCTCCCGCCGCTGGGCGGCATGATGGACGCAGTTGCGAAGCCGTTGTACGAGAACGTCTTCCTCGCGTTCCAGGAGTACCCGACGCTTCGTGCGGTCGGCACTCCGCTGCCGATTCCGCTGCTGGAGAGCAGCACCACGGGCCTGGGCGACTTCCACCTGTACGAGGGGTGGGTCGACCAAGCGTCGAAGGCGTTCACCCTGTCGGCGTTCCTGGCCACCAGGGCGAAGATTTACGCGACCAGGGCTCACACGGCCCACACGATCCGGGTGTCCGACGCGGCTCCGTACTACGTCGGTGAGAAGGGCTACGGCCACTTCTGGCTCGGATCACGAGTCGGGACAACCGTTCTGGGCTTCCCGATCCCGGACACCGTGTTCGTGGAGCGGGTCTCGAAGATCAACTACGCCTGGGGCAAGGACGGCTCGAAGGGGTGGGAGCTGGAGATCGGCTACCGCGACCCGCAGGACCCAGTCCTGAAGCTGTTCGAGCTCATCCAGTACTTCAACGGTGCGATGGGCCAGCTAGGCATTCTGTAACTCGAAAACGAAAGGCACGCCACATGATTCCCCCACAGGAAGAAGTCGACTGGGACAAGCCCGAGGAGCATTTCGCTTGGGCCCTCAAGAACATGCCAACCTTCGCCGGCGTCGGCGCGGTGACGCATCCCGGCTTCCTGACAACGTGGTCGAAGCACCTGTGGGAGTGTGGCTTTGCACACCGCGACTACTTGGAGCGGCTTGCTGATGAGGACGGCAACATTCCTGTCAGCAAGCTGCCCAAGCAGCGCATCCGGTGGCAGGCCCCCTTCCGGGGCCCCCGGTCCAACTACAACAACGCGGCGCGTTGGGTGTCCACCGATACCCCTGCCCCGGAGCCGATGAGGCTGCCGGATGTGTCCAAGCTGACGCAGCAAGAGCAGGAGTTCATGCTCGGCCAGTTCCGAGAGCTCGGCCTGATCCAGGACTACATCCCCCAACCCGATGTCGCTCAAGAGCTTAACGGCTAGGAACCCCCATGACATTCAGATACGTGCCCGCTTACGGGCTACGGGTGATACAGCTCGTCGTGCTGTTCGAGGCTGTCTTCCGGGGACTGATGTACCTGCTGATGCCAGCCGGGTCTTCGGAGTCCCTGACACAGCTTGAGAAGAGTGCCCCGCTTGCCGTGTGGGGCGCGATCTTCATAGCGGCAGCGATGATCGGACTGTTCGGTGAGGCCCTCATGTCGGGCACCGAGAACTACATCGGCACCAGCAGTCAGAACAACCCGAGAGCGTGGCCGTCGTTCGCCGCCCATGCCGGTTTGATGATCCTGTACGTCACCTTGGCGCTGGGGTACGGCATGGCCTTGTATGAGGCCGGGGCCGCGCACTTCGCCATCATCCCCTACGACCTGCTGCTGATCGCCTACCTGCATTGGCTGTTCGCACGGAGGCGCAAGACCCATGTCGGCTGAGATGATGCAGCACCTACCCGAGAACTGGGTGGGCCTAGTCGCAGTCACCATGTTCCTGCTCTACGTCGCCGCACAGCTCGTAGAGAAGTTCGAGCGGATCGCCAAGTTCCTGCCAGGCGGCACCTGGTGGCACGAGAGGCAAAAGAACAAGCGCAACCGGCGTACCGAGTGGGTGACTGAGGACAACGAGGTCATCCGGGCACTGCAGGAGCAGATTTCGTCCATCGCAGGCGATCTCGCCAGCGTTCGGGAGACGGTGCGAGCGTTCCGGGCGTGGTCGACCTACGACGCCCGGTGGCACCACAAGGTCGATGTGACCAACGCAAAGTCCGAAACGTGCCTGCTGCCACCGCATCTGGACTACTTCGCGTTCGAGGAGCTGTGGCTGGACAACCCGGTAGAAGCGTCGAGATTGCCCGTATGACAGAAGGGAGAGGCCAATGACGACACCGCATCAGCCCGCCCCTGGCGGTGAGCTCGCCAAGTGGCTGGGCTCGGGTGCATTCGTAGTCGGTGGCGGGTCATCGAACTGGGGACAGGACTTTGACGAGAACATCGTCAGGTCCCTGTTCGAGATCGGCCCGATCACCTTCGTGAACGCGATCCAGAAGCTCGAAGCGGCTCTCTTGCAGATGCCCATCGAGGCACTGAAGGTGTTCGCCCCCTTGATCCCCGACGCCCACGAGGACGACTTCAAGGATGTCGTCACTGCGGTCACCAAGATCATCGGCGCACTAACCAGCGCCCCGGCGATGCTGCTCCGGGGCGAGTGGATGCAGTGGCTGGGCGGCACGTTCAACACGCTGTCGACCGAGGTTCGCCAGATTCTGGAGATTCTGGCCGGTCTCGTCGTCACGCCGATCAACGGCGCGGTGCAAGCGGTCAAGGACTGGTTCGGCCTGCTGACGGGTAAGACCTCGAAGCTGACCACCGATGGCAAGCTCGCGGCCGACCAGTTGTCCGGGACTGTGCCGACGACTCAGGTCGGCGGCTTCGCCGGGACTGGCAACCTGGCCGACGGCCTGACCACCCTTGTGGACAACACGGTGAAGGCCGCAGGCAACATCCTTGGTGAGAACTTCGGTCTGCAGGACCTGTTCGACACCCTCAGGGGGATGCAGACCAACCTCGCGGACGCCAACGCGGCGCTCGCGCAGCTCCAGGCTGAGCAGACCGGCAACGCCAACTCGGGCAAGAGGTTCTTCGTCAACTTCGGTGACTACGACAACGCCAACAGCGTCCCGTCGATCCTCACCGAGATCGTCAACTTCGGACCCGGTTCGGTCGCGACGGTCGACGGCCAGCTCCACTGGCTGGACTCGGGCAGCTCCGCTGCCCAGCGGATGTACCTGTACAACGTCGAGTCGCTTCTGAGCGACTACTTCGAGGTGTCGTTCGTGATGCCCCGGCGCTCCGAGGACGAAGGCGTCTTCGGCTTCCAAGCACCGTCGTACAACTACCTGCTCGGCCGGTCGAACGTCTCAGGCACTCGACACTGCTTCGCCCGGATCGGCTACGGCCGCGCCCGGATGGGCTGCGTGGTCGACGGGAACACGACGCTGTTCGGCACCGCCGACATCATGTACCAAGCGCCTGCCGGTTCCCGCGTGAAGTTCCGTGGCGGCACCGCTGGCGGTGTCCGCGTGTTCCAGCTTCTGGTCGGCAACCAGGTGATCGGCACAGTGACCGACACCGGCAACGTCAGCCATGTGGGCGACCTCTATCGGAGAGTCGGCCTCGGCTTCGAGGCAGCGCCTCGCGGCAGCGGTCAGGGCACTCCGGGCACGGTCTCGGCGTTCTCGGCCAACGACAACGCCCCGCAGGCGGCAGTCGGCACGGTGTTCCGGGCCTTCCGGGCAGCGACAGGCTCGATCAACAAAACGTCCGGTGCGAACGTGTTGCCGGCCAACTGCATCGACACCGTCGACACGATCAGCGGCGACCTGGAATGGACACAGGCGAACCAGCGGCTCACCTACAGGGGTGAGCGGCCGAAGACGTTCCTCGTCGGTATGAGGGTGAAGTCGAACTCGATCATCCCGTCCGGTGGTACTTGGGCCGGTGCCCTGTTCAAGAACGGCGGCATGTACGCCAGGCTCGAAGGCAGCGTCGGCATGGTCGACACATCGACCAACAACGACAACGAGAACCGGCTCGACTTCGTCGGCGGCGGTTCGCCGCTGGTGCAGATGAACCCCGGTGACTACATCAGCTTCGGCTTCGACAACACATCCACGATTGCCATCATCGGCTCCGCTGACGGATCGCAGACTTGGGTCAACGCAGTCGGAATCGGCTAACACGAAAACGCCCCCTTACCAGGACCCCTCGGCCTGGTAGGGGGGCTTTTTTGCGTTTCTAGCGGTAGCGGTTCGCCATCATCGCCCAGACGACGGTCCACATACCGCACCACCCGGTCGCCATCACCCAGAGCATCGTCGGGGACATGAGGAACGCGAGCCCGAAGAACGCGGTCGGCAGCGCCGACAGGATCGCGAGGACGAGGAACAGCGGGTTAGGCGCAGCCTTGCGCTTCGGCGGTACGGGGTAGGGGTATGGGACCGGATTTGACATGGCACACACCCTGGCATAGGCGATGTCAAATAGCCAGGTCGACCGCCACGCGGTCCTGTGGCACAACGACTTCGATGTTCCGGGGCTTGTTCGAGTAGAGGATGAACTTGACCTTGGCGTCCTTCAAGAGCTGCTGGTGGTCCTCCGTCTCCCACGCTTCCCCGTAGGTCTGGCCGGTGGTCTCCTCGACCCACCCGGCCGACCGGAGAGGCATCGCCTCCAGCTTGGTTCGGCGCGTGATGAGAGACCTCATGCGCTCCATGTACTCCTGCTCGTCGGCCTCACCCACGATCAGACCGGCATCGGATTCACGACGCAGGCGGGCGATGGTCTCGTTGATCTGCTCCAGCTCGTAGGTGTGGTCCTCGCCGGGTACGAACACACGCCGGGTGACCGGCTGGTCTGCCCACTCGAATAGGAACGCCTCTTCGAGGAGGGTGTCGGCCTCGTCGGCCACGATGAACACCCCGTCGCAGTTGACCGGCGTCCGAGAGCACCGGTAGTAGCGGTAGATGCGATCCGGCGACCCCGGTGGGTCGGACTTGGCGGGCTTCTTCTTCGAGTGCTGTTGAGCCAGTGTCGATCCGCACTTCCCGCAGATGCCGACTCCGAGCATCGGGTTCTTGGTGTGGACCCGCGAGCGCGGCGCTTGCTCGCGCAGCGCCACGGCGTCCTGAATCTGCTTCCAGGTGTCCCAGTCGAACGTCGGCGGTGCGAGCACGATCTGCTCGCCCTTGGCGTCGAGGACCGGCTTCGAGTTCTTGCCCTTCCCGGACATCTTGATGCCCTGGGTCTTGAGCGATGTCAGCGCATCCTTCACGGTGCCCACGGTCCACGGCCGTTGGTCGGCGGGCTTGCCCTTGGCGACTCGGGCCCGAGCCCGGTTGCTCATGGCACCCGTCTCGTTCAGCCACTTGGCGATCCCGATCAGCGATCCACCGTCGAGCAGCTTGCCTGCCATCTGATAGAGCAGGTCCTTGCCCTCCGGATCGGTGTCGAGCCCGAAGCCCTTCCCGCTCGGATGCGGGACGGTCTTGTACCCCAACGGCGGCAGCCCGGACGCCCAGCGGTCGGTCTGACGGAGAATCCGGTGGCTGTCCTGGGCCCGCGACTTGAAGCGGTTGAGTTCGAGCTGAGCGAAAAATGACCCAAGGTAGACGAACAGCTCGGCCATCATGGCGTCGATGCCCTTGGCAGCGCCTGGCCGGTAGTCCAGCCGCAGGTTGTCCTCCGCGAACATGACGACCTTCTGGCGCTCCTCTGCCCACTGTGCGAAGTCAACGCAGTGCTTGGTGGATCGGAATGCGCGGTCCATCTTCGACCAGACGATCACGTCCCACTTCGACGCGCCTTCGTCGGTGAGCCACTTGCCGAGGTCTGGCCGGTCGTCCGGACGCACGGACGCCGAGACCCCGAGGTCCTCGAATGTGCCGACGATCTCGTGTCCTTGGGCCTCAGCCCACTTCCGGGCGGTCTCCAACTGCGCTTGTTGCGAGACCTTCTGCGGGCCTTGGACTACACTGACTCGCGCCCCAACCAGGGCTCTTAGTGGTTGTGCCATAGTTTCCAATGTACCGGGTTCTGCTGGCAGAAACAAACACTTTGGAAGTCGATGAGAAAGGACCTCTCACCAGTGCAAATACTATCGCCCGTCAAGGTAGCGACGGCCGGAACGGTCGCGGTCGGCAGCCTGGCCTTCGCGTTGTCGTTCACGGCGCTGAGTGAGCTGTCAGCGGCCAACGGGGTGTCGCAGGCGTGGATGGTCCCGCTCGTTGTCGACGGCGGCATCATCGTCGCCACGACGGCGACTCTGGCGCTCCAGGCTCAGTGGTATGCCTGGACATTGCTCATCGTCAGCTCGCTCGTGTCGGTGGCGGGGAATGTGGCCCACGCGAGCCCCCACGGGGCCATCGCAATGGTGATCGCGGCCATCCCACCGCTGTGGCTCTTGGCCGCAACGCATCTGACGGTCCTCCTCTACCGGGGGACTCGAGAAAGTCGCTTAGAAGCGATCTCAGAGCCTGTTTTTTCCAGGGGTTTTGCAGAAAACGCTGCTTGACTGCGCCCGACCGGTGAAACGACAAAAAAGCCCCCAGGCAGCCCAGTCTCAGGGCTGCCCAGGGGCGATTTGTTACTCGATGGTCTTGCCGACTTCATCCCGAAGCGCGATGAATCCGGAGCGCCAGGGCTCGTCGGGGATCATCTCGGGTTCCATCCGGACGGCGTACTCGTTCCGCTGCCAACGGTCGATGTCGTTCACGACGATCTTGGGCAGCTTGCTGCACGGGTCGCACCAGCCGTGGTACGGGTCTGTCGGGCCCGCGCACACGCACCCTTCAGGCTTCTCCCACTCGAACGGGTACACGACCCGCTCGATGCCGGCGGCGTCGATCAGCTTCGAGCAGTCTCCGCAGGGGGCTCTGGTGATGTAGAGAGCAGCTCCGCGAAGGTCCTCTCTATCGCAGTAGAGAAGCGCATTAGCCTCTGCATGTACTGCGACACAACGTGTCCCTCCCGAGCTGTAACTATCGACGCCAGGTCTGGCGTTACTCGTTCGACGTGGACACGTCCCGCAACCAGGACGGCCAGCAGGGGCTCCGTTGTATCCGGTAGCCCGTACTCGTCGGTCCTTGACGACGACGGCTCCAACCTTGCTCCTTTCACAGTCGGACCGCTCGGCAGCCGCCCGAGCGATGCCGAGGAAGTACTCGTCCCAGTCCGGTCTCACTTGATCGGCTCCAGTTCTCCGTCTTTCCATCTGACCCAGATGGCCCCGGTCCGGTCCGGTCTCCCTCCGTAGAGGAAGACCGGCGTCCGGGCTTCTGCCAGGCGGTGTTTCGCCATCAGTAGAAGATCGGGATGCCGACCGGGTTACCCCCAACCGGCATGAAGATCACGCCGTTGGGCCCGTCGTAGTCGGAGCTCCCCGAGCCACCCTCGCAGCCGGTGACGGCGAAGACGAAGGCCAGGATCAGAAGTGCTGCAGCGAGTTTCATTGGTTTCCTTTCGGTTTCCTGAGACCCATCGCAGACGCCCATGTCCGCTTAGGCTTCGGTGGTGGTGCAGGCTCGGGCTCGATCAAGACCGCCCGGATGTTGACGGAGACATCGGCTCGGCACCGCCGCTCGTAAATCCCGTAGGGGATGGAGTTGAACTCGATGCGTGGCTGCTCCAGCACGCCGAACTCGCGTCCGTTGAAGTGCATGATCGGTCGGCCCTTGTCGTCCTCCACGATCTGGAGGTAGACATCGCCTGCGCTCACAGCGCCTCCAGGACGAGAGGCACCCCGAAGCCGACGACGAGCCACGCCAACAGGTAGAGCAGCGAGATCACGAACTTCATGCGGCCGTCCAGTAGATGACGGTGCGGTTGGTGGGTTCGTACTTGGCGCGGTGTGATTCGACCACCAGGCCCCGCTCACGGAGCCGGAAGACAGTCGGTGTCACCGAGTTGATCGGCAGGTTGAGAAGTCCTGCCAGTTCGAGGTTGCACAGCGGCCTCCCCCGCTGCAGCCACGCCAGCGCCTCGACCTCCCGTTGAGGGAGGATCGGCTTGATCTGGTGGTAGGACTCGATGCTGGTTGCCTGCACTGTCACTTGCCCAGTTCCTTTCGCAGTTCGGCGTTTTCGAGTTCGAGCTCCGCGATGCGGCACTCTCGGGAGTCGCGGTCGTAGTCCGCGTTGTCGGACTCGTCCAGAGCCATGTGCAGCTTCCGGACGAGGTCTGCCAGGCAGCCGTGGACGCCTGCGATGAAGTCAGCGTCTTCTTCTCGCTCGAATGAAGCGATGAACTTACGCTCGTCCTTCTCGTTGACGGCCAGCACTGAGAAGGTGCCGGGGCCCCCGGCGTAGTGCTCGGTATCCTCCTCGACCATCCAGTACATGTCCTGGGAGCCAGTCGTTTTCGCCCACTGCTGGTACAGCAGGTCGAAGAATTCACGATCCTCCACGCATTACTCCCTTCACTCTGAGTTCCTTGACGGCCTTGTCGGTGACACCCTTGATCAGGGTCCGCAGCGCGTAGTCGCGCTCGACTTGGCTCATGTTCTCGATGCCCAGTGCGACGTGGGCGATCTGCAGCCGGTGGTTCTCTCCGACCTCCGGGATGGAGGACTGATCCGGCAGGGTGATGATCAGCTCGACCGTCGTTGACGGCGGTCGGAGCGGAGCGATGGCGGGGGAGTCTCCCTCTCCCCCGTGCATCCACTTCATCGGTTGAGCTCCTTCATGATTGGCAGCTCCTGGACTTGCTCGAACAGGCCGGGGAACTGGCGGGACAGCTCCAAGAGCTGCTCGTGTGTGATGCGGGTGGTGACCCGCAGCAGCACCGTGTTGGTGATGAACGACCGTGAGTCGTCAGAGCTGATCTCGACGTATCCATCCGGCCACCGTGGGTAGTCCTCGCGGTACGCCATCAGCTCTTCCCCACATACGGCATGAGGTCTGCCACGAACCGCAGGAACGGCAGGTCCTTCGGAGCGCCAGCAGGTTTCATCGAGTCGGGGATGGTGTAGACCTCGATGGCACCCTCACCACTGAGCGGATTCGGCATGATCGTCCCGAGCTTGTTCAGCTCGTAAATCGCCTTGCCCAGCAGCTCGTCGTTCAGCCCGTCCGGGGCTGGCAGTGCTACCGCCGCCTTCACGGAAGCACCCCCTCTGCCTTGAGTGCTTCCTTCATCGCCGCGACGGCGGCGTCCCAGGCCAGGTCAACGAACGCATCGTTCAACCACAGACGGTCGATGACCGCGTCGACTGTGGCAGTGCGCCGACCGTTGGTCACGGTCAGCTCCAGCTTGATTCCATCCATGTTTCCTCCTTGTGCGATGTCTAGTACGAGGCCCCGTAAAGCGAGCCCCACGAGCGGCCGCCGACCTCCGGGTCGGTGCCGATGAGCACCGGGCCCATCTGCTCGGCCATGAGCTCACCGATGCGCTGAGCTCCCCAGTCCGCTTGCTCTGCCGGAACCGACGCCAGAATCTCGTCGTGGATCGGCAGCCTCAGGTACGGCGTGAACCCCGCGTCGTGCAGCCTCAGCAGCGCCCTGCAAGTCACGTCGCGAGACGACGACTGGATCAGGTAGTTGAGTGCTGAGTAGGCACGCTGCGGGTCGACCGGCAGTCGCCGGCCACCCAGCCCGTCGATGAACGGCGTGGTGATGTAGCCGTTCCGGATCGCCTCACGCTGCAGCCGCTGGCTGAGCTTCTGGACCTCCGGGTACGCCTTGTCGAAGCCCGCGACGACCTGTTGGGCCATGCCCATGTCCAAGCCGGTCTGCTCGGCCACCGTCTTGGCACCGCCGCCGTACACCCGGCCGAAGTTCACGACCTTGGCGTACTTGCGCTCCGGTGAGTCCTTCGTGATGTCCCGGTCAGGCCAAGCGGCCCTGGCCGTCATCAGGTGAAGGTCCTCGTCGTTCAGGAACGCCTCGATCATCGTGGCATCCTTCGACAGGGCAGCCAACACACGTAGCTCCTGTGCTTGGTAGTCCACAGAGGCGATACGGTGCCCGTCGTCCGCGAGGAAGCACCTCCGGATTGTCGAGTCCCCAGCAGGCAGCGTTTGGGCAGGAATACCCGTTATAGACATGCGGGCCGTTCGAGCACGCAAAGGGTTGATCGCTGCGTGGCAACGGTTCTGGGAGTCCCTCTGCTTGAGGAACCCGTCGACCCATGTTTTCCTCCACTTCCCGGCCTTCTTGGCCTCGATGACGGCCGTCGCGAACTCCCCGGCCTTCGGATGCTCGACCAGCTCGGACAGCAGAGCGTCGTCCACCTTCCGCTTGCCGGATGGTGTGCGGCCCTTGATCCGGACGCCCATGCCCTCCAGGACATCGGCCACCTGATCCGTCGAGTTGACCTTCTCGCACCCGTAGTTCAGTGCGATCTCGTTGTAGTGGCTCTCCTTGACTTGGAGGTCCAACGACAACTCCTCGGTGTACTCGACATCGAGGAGGAACCCTGTCCGCTCCATGTAGGAGCAGACCTCGGCCAGACGGTGCTCGTTGGTGACGAGCTCGTCGGAGACCTTCACCAGCGGTGCCAGCTTCTGAATCAGCCGAGCCGCAAGGATCGGGTCCATGCCCGAGTAGAGCTGGTAGTGCGGGTCCTCGAAGGGGACCTTCTTCCAGACGTTGGCCTTGGTCGTCTTGTGCGCCTTGGCCAGGTCGGCCATCAGCGTCTTGACGTTGTCGGCCACGTCCGTGTCGATGTAGCGACGTGTCAGGTCCTCCAGCGAGTGCCCGGAGCCACCTTCATCCTTGCCCCTGGGGTCAACCAGGTGAGCCAGAATGCGGGTGTCCTTGACCTTCGGCCACATCCGCTCCATCGGGATGTCGAGGCAGCGGTCGAAGACCTGGAGGTCGTATGCAGCGTTGTGCAGGACGAATCCCTGCACCATGTCCAGAGCGATCTGCACGCTCTGAACGAACTTCCCGCCGAGCTCGACCGGGATCACCCAGGCTTCGCTCGGAGTGCCGAACTGGACTACGCGGCAACGGAACTTGTCGTCGTAGATGTCCAGCCCGGTCGTCTCCGAGTCGAGCCCCAGGAACCCCTGATGAGCCCGGATGAAGTCCTCGAACTTGTAGAGGTCGTCGTAGGTCTCTGCGACGTTGATGACCACCTCCTGGCCCGCGACGACATGCCGGTGCTCGATCATGGTGCTCCTACTTGTGGTACTGCCCCCGGACGATCCGGGAGACGGTGGATGGGTTCACGTCGAACGACGCGGCGACATCGCGCCGGGAGACACCCGAACGGACGAGGTCCTTGATGAACTCGACCTCGGTGCGGTCGAGCTTCGGTCGGTTGGGCCGGTTCGGGCCCTTGGTCTCCAACTTGGCCCGCAGCGCCCGGTTCTCCTCAGCGAGCCGGTCGGTCACTGCCTTGAGATGCTCGCGCTGTCGGTACAGCGTGGTGTTCGAGCTCGCGAGAGCGTCGATGGACAGATTCGCCTCTCGCAGAGCAGCTTTCAGGTGCTTCTTACGCATCAGTTGTCCTCCAGCGGTGACACCGCGTAGTACATGAGGTTCGGGCGGTAGAAGCTGAGATACGCTCCGCTGTCGCCCGAGATGACCAACGTGTTCTCGATGGGGTCGACGTTGACCTCACCGACCGTGCGGATGATCGTCCCGTCGATCAACAGGACAGTGACTTCCTTCTTCATTGCGCCTCTCAGTAGCTGTAGGGCTGGTTGGGGATGTCCTGGTAGGTGTTGGGAGCGATCTCCCGGAGCTGCGCGAGCAGTTCCTCTGCCAGGGTTCGGATTTCGGCGTCCGCTGCCTCGTGGTAGCGGGCCTTGATGACGTACCGCCATGCCCGGTGGTTGCCGGTGACGACCATCGGTGAGTTCGTCATGTTCGGCAGCACCGCTCGTGCGGCCTCGCGTGCCTTCTTGCGAGGCAGACCCGCCGTCTCCAGCACCGTGAGCAGACGGTGGTAGTAGCTTTCGGCGGCGTCCCACGCTTCGGCCAGGAAGTGGGTTGCGTCCCGGTACTGGTTGTTGGGTAGGCCCATCACCACGGGAGGCGTGTGAGCTCCCAGCGGCGTCGGGTCGACATACCGTTGCGACACAACGGAGAACGACAGGTGCCTGTGACGCTCCAGCTCGGTCAGCACCGAGCGACTGGCCTCGATGTAGAACGTGGCCGAGGCGTGCTCCAGCACGCTCTCGTGACCGACCTCCAGGATGTGAGCGAGGTAGTCCTCGTTCTCGGCCGTGGCCGGGTTCGGCCGGTCGAACGACCGGTAGCAGTTGCGACCCGCGAACTCCGCGAGCTCGTCGGCGTCCCAGTCCCCGATCCCGCCAGCGGTCTCGTAGGGGCTTGGCTTGTACCCGAGCGACTCCAGGACGTAGGGATCGACCTCGGTCGCTGCGATCAGCTTGACCTTCAATGTGTTCCTCTCTCAGGGGTGGAGAGGGCCCCCGTAGGGGCCCCCTCCGTGTGCGATGTCAAGTCGACTACAGCCAGACAGGCTTCTCGTCGCTGCCTCGCGGCGGCATCCATGCCGACCAGGGCTTGCCGTTCTTGCCGGTGCCCGACTTGTAGGTCCAGTCCGGACCAGGTGCCGGCGGGGTACCCGCAGGCGGTTCCTGAGCGCCACGAGGGGCGTTGGAGCGGCCACCGCCGCCACCACCGCTGTTGCCACCACCGGACTTGGCCGGGGCCATACCCGCGAAGTGCTGACCGGCGTTCTGGACGCGAGTCATCAGCGCACCGAGCGTGTCGCCCTGGTTGGTGACCTGCGCGAGCGCGTCGTCCAGGTCCTCGGCGTGGATGACGATCCACGGAGCGTCGAACCCGGAGCCACCCTTGAAGGTCAGGACGACCTTGCCCTCACCTGAAGCCGCAGCGGCCTTGGCCGGTGCAGCCTTGGCCGCAGCCTTCTTGGCCGGGGCCTTCTTGGGGGCCTCAGGCGGCGGCGCGTCGAACGCCGACTCCTGCGGCTCGGGAGCGGCCTGAGCCTCGTCGTTGGCGGGAGCGGATGCGAATGGGTCCTGCAATGTAACTACCTTTCCTCTGTGGTGGGTTATCGAATCGGGCACGCCCCGGAGGCGCACTCTTCATCGACGGAGTCGGCAACGGCCACGGCGGTCGCTGCCTTGTACTGCTTCTTGGTGATGCGCTCGTAAGGTGCCTGTGGCATGGACGATTCGGGGAAGATGGTCGCTCCCTTGAGCAGACCTCCGAACGTCCTGAGCTGTTCACCTACGACGTGCGGCTTGTACCTGCCGGGGTCGACGTTGGCGGTGAACGACACCGCGTTGTCGGCCCAGAGCATCTGGTACATCGCCTGGAACGCGAGGAGCTGGTTGAGCGTGAGGTCGTCTACCGACTCCACGATCTCCTCAGCATCACGTCCGTACCGGTCGACAACCTCTTGCACGAGAGTGTCTTTGGTGGGAATGGTGACCACCACGGTGTTCTCCGCGTACTGACACGGCTCGAAGTCGTAGCCCTGGTCGATCAGCTCATCGAGCTGCTCGTCGCCCTTCGAGAACCGGATGCGCCGGTTGAAGTACTTGGCGAAGATCGGGTGGATACCCTCACTGACACCAGGCATCTTCGCGATGGTCCCTGTCGGGGCCACCGTCCTCGTCTTGACAGGCACCGGGATACGCAGCTCGTGGCTGAACTGCTGTGCCGAGTGCTGGACCTCGTCGGCCAGCTCACGGAGCATCTTCCGGAAGTGCTTGTCCAGAGGCGCTTTCGAGTACCGCTTGCCCGTCATCCCCAGGTAGGACGCCACACCGAGATGCCCGACGCCGATGCGTCGGTTCCGGTCCAGGACCTCCCGCGACTTCGGATCACCGACCGGGCTGAACGTCGCCCGGATCAGGAACCGAGCCATCAGCCGGTGCGACCGGATCAGGTCGATGGTGTCGACCTTCCCGTTGTCCTTGACGAACGCCGCAAGGTTGATGTGCCCGAGGTTGCAGGGCTCCCACTCCTGCAGCGTGATCTCACCGCAGGGGTTGGTACAGACGACCTCGTTGGGCTCTCCGACGTTGGACAGGCTCGAGTCCCAGAACCCAGGCTCGCCGTTGGCGACCATGCCCTCGGTGATGGCCTTCAGCACGTTGGATGCGTGCCGCCCCGGCATCGTCTTGACCTGCTTCCAGAACTTCGCGTCGACCTCGACCGAGATGTTCGTCGTCCAGTGCTTCCCGGTCTCCGACTTGCAGTTGATGAAGCGGAAGATGTCCTCGTCTTCCCAGTGCATCATCGACATGCGAGCCGACCGGCGAACACCGCCGGCAACCACACACTGAGCGATGGCGTGGTCTATCTCCATCGCCTTCAACCCGTGAAGGTGGCCCTCGTCGTGTGCAGTCTCCGAGAGGATTTCGCACACGTCGATCAGCATCCGAGCCAGCGGCTGCGGGCCCGACGCCCGACCGCCGAAGGTCTTCAGCTTGGCACCGAACGGCCGCACCCGAGACACGTCGTAGACGCGCTGGAAGTGGGTGACCTCGTCGCGGTAGTGGGTGTCGATCAGGTCGACTAGGGCTGCCGCCCACCCTTCCCGCGAGTCCTCGATGACGAACGCACCGGCCCAGTCAGGGTCGTACTCCGTCGACAGGACCCCGGCCTCCTTCATCGCCTCGTAGTCCGGATGCTCCGGGTCACAGACGATGTGGACGTACAGCTCCTGTTGCACAGGGCCGTAGCCGGTGAAGTACCGGCTGGAGTAGTTCGCACCGACTCCCCCGCCCTCCATGAGGCGCATGAACGTGAACTCGAAGTGGTCCGAGGGCTTCTCGGTCCACCCGCTCACCCAGCAGTTGAAGAGGTGCTGGGCGTTCTTCACGCCGGATGCCCACAGGTGACGGCCTGCCGGAATCATCTTGAACTCGGTGATGAGCCGGATCAGTTGTTCCCGCTCGTCGGACTGCTGGTACCTGGCATCGACCAGGGCCAGGTTGCCGTCGACCACACGCTCGACCGTCTCAGGCCACGTCTCGTTTGTGCCGTCAGGCTTGACGCGGGAGTAGGTCCGCTTGTAGACGATCTCGCCCGTGGGCCCAAAGTTGACTTCCGTTGTCACTTGCCGCCTTTCACCAATCTCAGGTAGCCGGGGGTGTACTCGCCGCCGCAGTACAACTCGCGATCCTCTGCTGACCAGTTCTCGATCAACATCGGCTTCTCGTCGGGGTAGAGCTCGGGGAAGACCTGAGCGCGGTACATCGCCATCCCGTCGTCCCCGTTGAACATCCCGTCGAAGATGTCGAGTCCTACTTCGGACGAGTCGGCAGGCGACTGGGTGATCCAGTCATCGAACACGTTCGCCAGCTCCGTCCGGTATGTCGTAGTTCCTGTCACGTTTCCGTCCTTGTCTTCTAGTTCGAGCTCCTCATCCCCCTTCTCGATGAGTGCGATGGCGGCGTCAGCAGTCGGATCACTGCGTCCCCCAGATGATTTCCGCGTCTCGGCCTGGACCGCTGCGCTGCTGACATCACCGGCTGTGATGACGATGATGTTGACGTGCTCCGTAATCGCCTTGTGCGCTTCTGTGAGGCGTTGGGCGGGAGCTCCCTGTGCCGGTATCAGCCCGTCCTCGTATCGGCTCCGGAGAGTCTCTACGTGGCCCGGATTCTGTCTCTCCAGGGCAGCCATAGCGGTGGGCATGATGTCCTTCAGGTACCGGTTGTTCGACCGGTCCTTCAGAACGTCCTTGACGGCCTCCGACGAGTAGAGGTTCCGGCCTTGGAATTTGTTCCCGGCCAAGACCTGCTCGGTGAGGATTTGGATCGCAGCTCGGCGCACCGTGGCGATTGCCTCGGGCTTCGAGAGCTCCTCCAACTTCCGTTGTGTCTCAGGACGTTCCAGGTACCACACCCAGAGGTCCTGGACTAGGTCGTCCAGGCCCCCTTCCCGGCCCCAGGTGACGAGGGCTGACTTAGCGGCAGCCTCCATCACCGGGAGCATGTGCGATGTCAAGGATCAGACCTCCCAAGAGTGTCCGTCGACCGTGAAGCGGCCGTTGGTGATTGGGATGATCTCGGGCTTGACGTGCTTGCCCTCGATGGTCACCAGACCGAACCCGGACTGCCAGTTGCCGGTGCCACCTTTGAGGTAGTCGGCCTGCTTCATGTCCATGAGATTGCCGACCTCGACCCCGGTGACGATCTTCTTGGAGACGCCTCCGTAGCCCGACGTGTGCGACAGGATGCCCTGGCGGTGGGTGTGGCCCATGATGACCGACGTGTCGAACTTCCGTGCCGCGTTGAGCGCCGTGTTACCGGCGATCCGCGACAGGCTGATCTGACCACGGTGACCGTGGGTGGTGACCCAACCAGGTGCGATCTTGTTGAACTCGGGCAGCAGGTCGATTCCGAACCCGTCGAAGTCGAGCAGGGTTTCGACATGGAATGCCCTGCTCTCGGCCAGTGCCGGCGCGTACTTCGAGAGGTACGTCCGTGGCCGCTCGTCGTGGTTGCCCTCGTGGACACCGACCGGACCGACGTAGATCGTCCGCAGCGGGCCGAGGAAGCGGAACTTCGCCTTCTCAGCGTCCTTGAACACGGAGCCCTCGAACTCGCCTCGGGTGTCCTTGTTCCAGCGTGACGGCTGTGGGAAGTCCATCAGGTCACCGATGTGGATGACCTTGGTCGGCTGGTAATCCCCGATGAACCGCAGCACCGCTCGGACCGCTCGGCGGTCCTCATACGGAATCTGCGTATCGGAGATGACCACGATACGTTCACTCATTCAGTTGGTTCTTCCTCGTAGATGCGCTCGACGCATCCGGCGTATCCGGCGATGTCGGTGAACGAATCGCGGTGGTAACCGGTGCCTTTCACCCTGGCGATCTTCATCAGGATCATCAGGTTGGCAACGTCGATGTCGCTGATCGGTCGTTCGAGATAGCCCGAGAACAGCGCGGCGATGTCCGAGAAGTTCTCTCTCGGGTGCCCGTAGTTCTTGTTGCGCTCTCCGTGGATGAGACGCTGAGCCTCTTCCAGGATCGACTCACTCATCGTCTTCTCCTTCGTGGACGTAGTCGTGAATCCCTTCCCACCAAGGGGCGTCGGGATCGAGCCCCAGGAACTCGGTCTCGGTGTACTCGTCGGGTTGTGTCATGACATCCTTTCCAGCAGAGCGGCTTTGCCCTTGCTGATGACTAGCGAGTTGACATCCTCGCCAGGTGGCATCGGGATCACCCTGCTGTTGGGCAGGGTCTGTGCCACTCGATTGGCGAACTCGGCTCCGGGCTCGTCGCCGTCCGCGAGGACGTAGACGGTTCGGTATCCGATGAACAGCTCCCGCATGTAGGGCTTCCACATGTTGGCCCCCGGCACGCCCACGGCCGGGAGGCCGCAGACCTGAGCTGTGATGGCGTCGATCTCACCTTCGGTGATCGCGACATCGGGAACCTCACGCAGCAGCGCGAGAGTGTTGTACAGCCACGGTTGGTCCCCCGGAGCTGTCATGTACTTGCCATGCCCTCGGTGGTCGTGGTTCTCGATGCAGCGGTAGCGGACCGCGACGACGATCCAGCCGTGTTCCCGCGACCAGCGCAGGTACGGGATCGACATGAAGCCCCGGAACATCTCATGACCAGGGAGTGGATCGTCCACGTACCCGAGCATGAACCGGTCGACTTCTTCCCGAACGCTGTCGAACATCAGTCCCCTTGTCGCCAAATACTCTTCGGCTGGACTGCCGCTCAGACTTCGTCGGTATCGCTCGGTTGCTTCCCGGAGAAAGCTCTTCTGCGATTCGCTCAGCCTCTGCATAACTCACCTCCTCTTGCTTCTTGATCAGTGCCAGCACGTCGCCCTTGACTCCGCACGCCAGGCAGTTGAACGCCTGTCGTGTGAAAGACACAGCGGCCGAGGGAATCTCCTCGGCGTGGAATGGGCACAAGCACTTGATCCAGTCCTTGCCGTTGTCCTTCGGTGGCTCCCAATCCGGGTGGTACCGGTGGATCGCCTGGACGATCAGCGGCTCATTCATGCTCCCTCCGTTGTGTCATGTCAAGGGTCAGGCACGACTCGGGCACCGATGGCTTGGACGGCCGGCGGGTCATCGAGGTAGTCGATGATCCGTTGTGCTGCCTCCTGGCTGTCCCTGAGATGCCCCAGGACGTTCCGGTTGCACGCGGTGCAGAGAAGACCCCGGACGATGCCTGTTGCGTGGTCGTGGTCGACGCTGAGCCTCTTGCGCTTGCCATTGGCGCGACGGCAGATGTAGCAGTAGCCGCCCTGGTGGTCATAGATGGCCCAGTACTCGTCGGCGGTGATGCCGTAGACATCCATCCACCGCTGTTCCTGTGTCACCGTTCGGCGCTGCAGCCTCTTGGCCCGGTGGTGCGTGACGCACCGTGGTCCGGGGTGGGGAGCCTTGCGCTTGTTGACCAGACCCTCGGCCGTGCAGTCGACGCACGGCTTGCGCTTGTGGGCTCTGTCCTGACTGCGGACTGTCGGCTTACGTCGGGCCGTCGTCATCGACACCCTCCAAGCACGCGAAGACCCAGAGTCCGATTCCCCACGCGATAACGCTGTAGGCGATCAGCTCCTGCAGGCTCACGCGATCACGTCCCACATGGCCGTCTTGATCAGGTCGGCCGCGAACTCCGGATCGACCAGCATCCACGAGTGGAACCCTTTGACGGTGAACAGCTTCGCCCCGGCGAGCTCCGCTGCACTGACACCGGCCTCATACGGCACGATCTGGTCGCACTCGGCGTGGATGACAGCGGTCGGTACCGAGTTGGCCCGCATCTTCTCCAGCAGCGGCACCGTGTCGGCCTTCGTCAGCGCGTAGGCCGCACGAACGAACCGCAGACCTGACACCGACTCCCGCAGAGTCGAAAGCAGGCTCAGACGCTCTCTGTGCGTCCGAGACCGCATCGCGGTGTAACCATCCCCGAGGATGTCCACGAGCCCGCCCAGGGCGAAACGAGCCGACCGGACGGGTAGGTTCCGGCCAGGCGCGATGGCGATGCCCTCGTGGTGCTCCTTACCGGCTGCCGCGTCGATCAGGATCGCGGCGTGGACCCGCTCCGGGTAGAGGGCTGCGAACTCGACCGTCATGGCACCGCCCATCGAATGACCGGCGAGGACCACCTTGTCGACTTTGAGCGATGTCAAGGCTCGGGCAAGTATGTTCGCCATGTCCTCGACCGTGTGGCCCCACGGCAGCGATCCGGTGTTGCCGTGGTTGACGGCGTCCGGAGCGATGACGTAGAACCCGAGGTAGGACAGCTCTTCGAGCAGCTCCTCGTAGGCGATGGCACTGACGCTGAGTCCGTGCAGGAACACGAGCGGGACACCACACGAGTGGCCTGCCGTCGTGATCGCTACCCGGAACCCGTCGTCCAGGACGACTGTCTGGTGCTTCAAACTGGCTCCTTGATGTATCCGTGATTGATGACCTCGATGCCCGCCTCGCGGGCGAGCCTCATGCAGCCGAACGTCCCGATGGAGAACTCCAGCGGAAACGCATGGCAGACATCGGCACCGAGGTTCACCATCTCCCGGTTGCGGATGTGGCCGGCAGCCTTGCCGTATTTGTCCCAGTCGGCCGGGTGATCCTCCGGTTCGACCTTGTAGCCCATCTGGTGCATCCCCCAGGCCCACCGGTCCGCAATGTCGTCAGCGCCGCGAGCAGCGCCGTGGACGACGACGATCCCGTCCGGGCTCTTGTCGAGCTCGTCCTGCAGGGTGCGCCAGACCTCCGGTCGGTCCCTCCAGTCACGGCTACCCGTGACCAGGACCCGCCTCACGGCGTCCAGCGCCTGGCGGCGAGGTCGACGTTGAAGTTGGACACGTTCTGCGCCAACGGGAAGCGCAGCGCCTGACGGGTGACCTTCGTCTTGACGACCGTCTCCTTCGAGATGGGCGTGGCCGGGACGATGGTCTTACGGTCCCAGGAGACCGGCTTGGTCTCGATGAGACCCGACAGGAGCTGCTGGTGGACGAGGTTCCTCTTCGGAGTGGGCTTCGGCATAGTCGATTCCTTTCGTTTGTGCGATGTCAAGTAACCAGGCAAAAAAATGAGCGATCACGGCTGTTTCGAGAAGTACTCGGAGTTGTTCAGCAGCCAGCTCTCGGTGCGGTCGTCGGAGGCTGGCACGAAGTCGTGGTCGTACCAACCGCCGTCCGAGTAGAGGAACGAGCCGACGAACTTCGACTCGAACTTCCAGTCCCGCGTGATCAGATGCACCGCGTCCCACACCCGGCCGAACGTGCGGCCGGTGGCGATCAGGTCATCCACGAAGACCCACCGTTTCCCGATGCGACCTTCGGCCTTCATCGACGTGTGAGCTCCGTCGTTGGGCTTCCGCACGACGAGGTAGTTCTTGTCGAGCAGACGCGCCAGCGTCGTCACGGCGATGGTCCCGGACAGACCGGTCCCGACCAGCGTGTCGTAGTCGACGTTGGCCAGGTACTGCGTGGCGAGCTCCAGCAGCCGATCCGGCTTGTGGACTACCCGCAGGTAGGTCTCGTCGGTCAGGTCCAGCACCTTCTTCTCCGGGCGCGGGGGGCACTCGGTGATGGTCTGGTACTTGACCGTGTCCCAGACCGAGGGGTCGAGGATGGCGTCAGCGATGGTCATGGCGGGCCTTTCGTGGATGGTGGTCTGGTTAGCGGATTTCGATGTCGGGCACGACGGTCGAGGGCTTGAAGACGATCCGGTAGTGGTCGTCGCTCACGTTCGCGCCTTCGATCTGCTCCACGAAGTACGTGACGTTGTCGGACAGGCCGAGGAAGTGCTTCTTGTACTCAGCGCCCTTCTTGCAGGTCACGTCGAGCTTCTTGGCCCCGGTGTCCGGTTCGATGGAGCACCGGCCCTCGATGACCAACAGGTACTTGTCGGTGATGCCGTTGAAGAACGTGATCCGGCGCTGAATCTCGAAGTTGTCAGCGGCCTTCGAGACGTTCCTCGACGCAACGTCGGCGTCGTCCGAACACGACGACAGCCCCAGCGCGAGTGCGGTAGCGGCGACGGCGGTGATGATGGTTTTCTTCATGGTTCCTCTCATGTGCGATCTCTGATTTGCATCGTGTCTCCGATGAACTCCAGCTCAACGAAGTCCAGTCCGGACGGGTCCATCCGGCCGGCACGGTTCTTGACGGTCGAAACACGCAGAGCTTCGGGCCCGAACTCTTCGGACACTCTGTGCAATGTCAAGACGAGCTCAGGGACGCGGGTGATCTGGCCTTTGACCCCGGATAGTGGGATCGGCTTGTCCGCGTCGTTGTAGGTGCCGGTGACGTGGTGCAACCCGACGACGCAGGCCCCGGTGTTGCGGGCCATCGTGTGCAGGTAATCCATCATCGACTCCAACCCTGAGAACGGGTCGTCGTCCTCACCGCCGCCCGAGCGGACGTTGGTGATGTTGTCGACCACTACCAGGTCCGGGTAGTCCCCGTACCCTTGGCAGTACGCCTTCATCGAGTCCTCGATCTGGTCAAGGCTCGGAGAAGCGTTGTAGTTGAACCGGATTGGGATGTCCTCGAACTCTGCTGCGACCTCTGCGAGGTCGGAGTTGCGGACCGCCCTGGCCGACTTCTCCATGCTCCACGCCGTCTGGATCGAAACCATCCGGGAGAGCTGGGTGAATGCGTCCGAGTCCGCGCTGAAGTACAGCGTCGGAACTCGAGCCTTGAGGGCATACGTCAACACGAACGCTGACTTGCCCGTACCGGGCCCCGCGCAGACCAGCCCGAGCTGGCCGCGCAGGAACCTGGTGCCTTTCATCTCCAGCGCCTCGAACACGGGGGGCAGTGGATCGCCCGCCGAGCCCTTGACGCGGAGACTCTGCATGGGTGTGTACATGTGCCTCCTACAGGTTCTTGAAGCAGAGCCAGCCCCCGAGTGAGCCGAGGGCGATGATGAAGCCGAACACGATCAGTTCGGCAATCACAGACCGAACTCTTCGTGGTACATCGGGATGAAGGTGGACGCCGGGGTCGGCGTGCCGTTCTCACATTCCTTGTCGAACAACCGAATCAGGTGCTCGATGTAGCCCTGGTGGCTCGGTGGTGCCTCGGCGCAGAGCTGCGTCAGCTTGCGGCGCTGCTTCGCGACGTTCATCTCCAGTTGGACGTTCCTCACACCCATTCCTTTCCGTTCCAGCGACGGCCGTCCGGGTACCGGATCACGACCTCGCGCTCCGGGTCCCGTGCCTTGTGCGTCTTGGCGAACCGCAGCGCGGCTTCGTCACTCGGGAACGGGTAGCTGCCGGGGCCGTTGATCTCGTCCCTGCGTCCCATGTCCACGAAGTAGTACTCGTTGCCCGCCTCGATGTTGATCGAGCGGCGGTATGTCTGTGTCATGTCAAGTCCTAGTCAGCAGCGAATTCGCAGGCGAAGCTCACGTCGCAGAACCGGCAGTTGTCTTCGGACGGGTTCGGGTCAAACCTCCCGGCCTTGACGTTCTCGTCCAGCTCCTTGAACTTCTCGGTGATGAGCTCCTTCGTCCAGTCGGTGAGGACGTAGGGGTACGTTGCCTTGCCCGACTGCCCCATCCAGTAGTCACCGAGTGCCGGCGGTTCGATGCCGAACTGCTCGGCCAGGGCCACGGCATACACCGCGAGCTGGAAGTCATCACCCGGCTGCTTGCCCGTCTTGTGGTCCCTGACCAGCAAGCCATCGTCGGTCTCGACCACGGCGTCGATGTAGCCACGGACCAAGACTCCGTCGAGGTCTATGTCGAACCCGAGCTCGATGCCTGGTGTCCCGTCCGGTGCGATCCAGATGACCTCTTCGGTGTGCGAGGTAGCCCAGTCGATGTACTTGCCGACTTGCTCCAGCCCGATGTCGAATCGGCGTGCGATGTCAAGTCGTCCACCGTAACGACCGCTGGCGAACCAATACTCGAAGTTCGGAGTGATGGCGCACGAGGCGTTGATGTACTTCTGGTAGGACTCGCGGAATACCGCCTGAGCGGCCTCCAGAGACATCGTCCGACCGCTTCGCTCCCATGCCTCGATGGCCTCGTGAACGGCGCTGCCCTGGGCTGTCCAGGCTGCGGGGCGCTGCCACGCCTTGTCGATGCGGGCGAGCTTGTAGCTGTAGGGGCACTTCTCGTACTGCTTGAGCTGCGACACACTGCGGTGCTTGCGCTCTTCGGTCATGTCTTCTCCGAGTCGACGGTCACGTAGTAGGAATCCTCGGCTTTGCCGAACATCATTGAGGCATCAGCGATCTCGGCGCTGTACGCCAGACGGAAGTTGTGCTCCGCGATTACGTCCACGACCGGCTCGAAGGCGGGGTCAGAGTCCCGGACTGCCACGCTCCGATAGACCGAGAGGCCGACCAATCCTTTGGGGCCTTTGTGGGTCTGTGCGAAGAGGAATCCGGGACGCTTGATGGACAGATCGAGCGGAGAGTTCCGGCCAACCCTCGTAGCGACACCTGGTCGGCCCATTCGTGGCTCAGGACGGTCGCTATCGGGGGCTCCGGGGACGTTCCACACGACGGCCGGTGGCTGCGGCGGCAGCGCGGCCGGGGGCGGGGCGGGGGGAAGAACGAGCGGGAAGAACAGGGTCATGCTTCTACTTTCATGGCTCAACGGGCGGGAAACGCCAGATCATACGACCCTCCTCAGACAGATCGGTGTACTCGTTGACCCGGATCAGCAGATCGCCGTCTTCCGGCTTGCGCGGCCGGTAAGCCCAGCCACCCTGCTTGCTGACGCCCGGTTCGGGCGGGATGTTCGGGTCGAACTCGAGGACGTGGTCCTTCAGCTTCCTGTAGAAGCCTCGAAGCCTTGTCAACTTGAGGTCGTCCATCCCGACACCTCCCGTTGCCATGTACTCGCCGTGCTCGCGGAGCCTCCGGTACGGAGACACACCCTGCTGCATCGGAACGGGGACCTGGAAGGGGAAATGCTGGAGAACGAGCTCTCTCGGTGTCAACCGCCCGCCGTAGTACTGTTTGATCCACGAGACGTACTGACGGGTGACCCCGTACATCCGTGCGATCTCTGACTGCGAGTAGCCCTTACCTTTCAGGTCCTCGATTACTGCAAGTGAAAGTTCCTTGTCTGGCTTCGGTTCCATTTGCTGCCTGTTCTGTTGTCGGCCTGCCGGCCAGTGTTACATGTCAAGTCCCTCATGGTCAATCAACCCTCTCTTCCTTTACGTGGCATCGTCGTTTGTCGTCGGTGCTCCCGTTACCACGTAACGGAACTTACGTGCCACACCTGTGACACACTAGTCAATTGTTGGAGATGCAAGCAACCGCCCTGGCAGGGGCTTTACGCCTCCAACTCCGCGATGCGTTCGCGGAGGTCTTCTTTGTCGTCGTCCGTCAGGTTCTCCTCCTCTGCGTTGTCCAGCCACTCGCGGGCTTCGTCCAGGTCCATGTCCTCGACGTACAATGTCAAGCCTCCGCTACTTGTTGATCCGGGTACGTGGTGGGTCCTGCGAGCCACCGGACGGTGACTTGTACTCCTGCTCGGTCTCGCTGATGTCGACCCAGCTCCAGCCGCCCCGTCCACCGGCACAGGCGTGCTTGTAGATCAAGCCTGGGCCCGTGCCGTGGTTGGCGCAGACCGGTGAAGCCTCCGCAGCGGGGGCTGCCCCAAGGACAGCCCCGGCCGCGAGTGCCGCCGCGACGGCGGCGAGGATCAGCTTCCTCACGACAGCACCTCGATCCGGTGCCAGTTGCGCTCACCGATCCAGGACAGGAGCTCGTCCCATGCCTTCGGGGCGTGGCCCTGACGAGGCGAGCGGGTGCCGTCCTGGGTGATGTACCAGCGGCCCAGCACGCGGATGGCGGCGAAGGTGTAGCTGAGGTTGTACTTGACGAACCGGATCACCGTTCCGTCGACGGACGGTTCCTCCGGGACGTGTGCTTCACGGACGGCGCGAGCCAGCGCGAGCTCGGCCTCCAGCTCCTCGATCCGTGCGTTCAAGCCTTGCACGGTGTCGTCCACTAGGGTTACTGCCATTTTCTCTCCTTCTCTCTCAGCGGAATCTCGCTGTTTTGCGGGGTCTCTTGAGCCGGTTGGCTCGGCGGGTGACGCTGCCGAGCTCGGCGGGCAGAGGATCGGTGACCTCGATGCCCAAGGCTTTGCGGTACGCGATGTCCGACGCGGTCAGCTTCATCAGCAGTACCAGTGCTTCCGGCAGTGCCGAGACTTCTTGTCCCGGTCCTTCTCCTTCGGCTTGCTGTCGCTCGATGCCTTCGGCAGGCCCTCGTTGGCGTCAGCCTCGGTGCAGGGCGAGAACTCGCCACGCTCCAGGTGGAACCTCCGGTCAGCGGCCGGGGTGTTGGCTGTGCTCACGCCTCCCAGGTGAGCCCAGCACTCCGCTGTCACGTCGGCGGTCGCGGTCGCGGTAGGAGTGATACCTACCAACGCGGCGGCGACCAGCCCCGCGAGAGCGAAGCCTCTCAGGCTCACCACCGAAGTTGAACTCGTCATCAATGCCTGCCTTCCAATCCTCTCGGTGGATGTTGCTCATGTCTCGCCTCCTGAGCGATGTAAAGTGTGTGACTAAGGCTGTGGCCGTCGCACGTCCATCCCCTGGGAAGCGAACCTCCCAGCGGCTGTGTCCGCTGCTGCCTTCGGGACCTGGCCTGCCAGGGGGACCGATCTCGTATCGGCCCCGGCTCCTGGTGGTTCCTCATCTCCGTGTCGTACCTTCAGTTAAACACGGAGCCTGTGCGATGTCAAGCAAGCAAGTCACGAATAGCGGATGCGGCCTGTTGAACGCACACGCCGTTGCCGATCATCTTCAGCGCGGCCGAGCGGCTGATGCCTTCACCACGGCGGTCGGTGATCAGGTCGGTGACCCATCCCTCGGGCCAACCCATCATCCACTCGGAGAACTCGGCACGGAGCCTGGGATTGCCCTTGGTTCCCAGCTCGGTGGGGTTGGGTGCCGGCCTGGTCATCCCTTCCCAGCGGTCGATGGCTGGCTGGTACTCGTCCCAGATCGGCTCACCGTAGGTCAGCACCGCGTCGATGATCTGACGCGAGTGACCAACCCTCTTCGAGGGGTGCGCTCCCCCACCCGTCGCATCACTCGCAGACGGCGTGGGCAGTAGCTTCAGGACAGCCGTGGGCAGGTCGTCGCCGCCCTGGCGGTTGGGGTTCGATCCCTTCCAGTCACGCGCCTGCGGGGTCGGCAGGCTTCGCGACGATGAAGACTCGCTCTCGCTTGTGCGGAGCTCCGACTGCTCCAGCGGCGACAGTCTTCCATTTCGCATCGTACCCGAGGTCGGCCAAGTCTCCGAGAACTCGACCCATCGCTCGCATTGAAACACCTTCTGGCCCTGTTGCTTTGGCACTGAGCAGTCCTCTCACGTTCTCGATGATGACTACCTGCGGTCGCAGGATGTCGATGGCTTCAGCGAAATAGGACCAGAGTCCCGAGCGTGTCCCGTCTGCGATGCCTGCCTTGCGTCCTGCCGCACTCACGTCTTGGCAGGGGAAGCCTCCGCAGAGGATGTCGACGGCCGGTACCGTCCGGAAGTCGACCTTGGTGATGTCTCCGTAGTTGGGGACACCGAACCGCTTCGCGAGCACCGTGGCCGGTGCCTTCTCGAGCTCGACCTGCCAGATGGTCTCGGCGTCGAAGACTTCCTCGACGGCCAGGTCAAGCCCACCAGCTCCGCTGAACAGCGAGCCGATCTTGCGTGTCATCGCTTCCTCCAGACGACGGGGGCCGAGCCCTGCGGGCAGCGGCAGCGCCAACCCTCAAGGCGCTTGGGGGCCCGGTAGCGGGCGAATTCCTTGCCGTGGTCACAGGTGCCGACCCACGGCGCGGTCGGGTCGATGTCTTCCATCTGGAAGCACCGCTTCCCGTTGCCTCCGAGCTCGCGATGCTTGCGAGCCCAGACGGCGTCGTGACCATGACTCCCGCCGACGAGCGCGTGAGCGATCTCGTGGGTGATGGTCTGCATGGTGTCTTCGGCCGAGCGAAGCCTCAGCAGGTGCAGCGACAGGCTGATGGTGCGGGTGCGGTAATTGCACTGGCCCGCACGGCGTTTGGCGTTGTCGAACCTCAGGTGCCAGTCCTGCAGGCCGTGCTCGTCCATCAGGCACCGAGCCTGGAATCGTGCCTGCGGCGGCGTCATGTGGGCAGTGCGGTCCAACATCGCGGTCATTGCTCTTCTCGCTTCCATGCCTTGCGGTGGCCCTTGCCGGGGCGCTTCATCTCTCGTTTGCGGTTGCGGTGCGGTTGTGCTGCGTTGCTCTGCCTGAGCCCGAGCCGTGCCTGTAGCTGGTCGGGCGTGGCTCGGGTGCTCATGGCTTGCTCCTTGTGCGATGTCAAGCGGCGTACACGCGCTTGTGGGACATGACGACCAGGTCCGACCCTTCATACGGTGTCTCGTCGTCGGTGTAGACGAACGTCGAGTGCTTGCGGGGGTTGTAGGTGACAAGCCTTGCGGTCACGTCGAGGTCGACAGCCTCGGCCTGCACCAACTCTCCGACCAGGCCAGCGTGGACGTTCTTGCGTCCCTCACGCAGCACGCGCTGCCTGCCGGCCTCCGATACCTTGCCCTTGACGTTGCGGAGGATCACGTAGTGGCTCCGGGCGATGACTCGACCCTTGTCCGGGCCGTCGAGCGCCTTGACGCTCCACATCTTGCGGTGCAGGTTGAAGTAGACGAAGACTCTCACAGCCGACCTCTCGTCGTGGGAAACCTGAGGTCTGCGAACGCATCCTGCAGGCGCTTGATCGCTTCACGAGGCAGGACCTCGTCCAGCGTGGGGTTGGGCTTGTCGATGCCTCGGTACCGGGTGACCGGCATCGGTCCCCAGTCGTCGCTCACAGCGCGTCGATCCCTTCTTCGAGAATCTCGGACACGACCTCGAACGGACGGAGTCCGTCGTCGTGCATGTCTCGGTAGTTGCGGTCAGCGATGTCTCGGTGGGTCAGACCGATGTGCTTGAGCAGCAGTCGGTCGACCAGGGTCATCCAGTGCTTGAAGGCGGCTTCGGACATGGGTCATCCCTCCATCAGTTGGTGGCTGTGGTCGTTGTTGTGGGTGTGCTCCCACTCGATGTGCTCTGATACCTCGGTGGTGAATCCGGCGTAGCCGCAGGAGCAATGGAGCATCAGCGCACCGTGTCGTCCACGACGAGCCATCCCTCTTCACCGATGCTCAGGTACCAGTTGCCGGTGTCTTGGTCCTGCCACAGGCCCACCTGGCCGGGCTGATCCGAGCAATCCTCCTCGAAACACACGGGGTACTGCCCGTGCAGCTCGGTCAGGGCGATGGTCGGCGTCGAGCCTCCGAGCCCGATGAGTGTGGCGAGCATGGCGGTGATCACTTGGTCGATCCCTTCGGTTGGGGTTGCGGGTGCCGTGGCTTCCAGGCCGTGTGGCCGTGCCGCCGTGCCTTACGCATGGCGACCATCACTTCGACGTTCACGAGAGCTGTCCCGCCAGGACAGCGATCACCTGTGCGATCTGCTCGGGCTTGAGCATCACGCTGCTGATGTCTCCCGAGTCCGGGTTGAAGGTCTGGATGATGGCAGGCTTGTCGACCGTGCCTCGGTAGACCGCGAGCCTGTCGCGCTGTGCGTCCTCGATGTCCAGTAGCTTGCCGCTCATGTCATCCCTCTCGGTTGTTGTGCGATGTCAAGCCGTGGCCCGAATGAAGCCAGCGGTGTTGTCTTTCTTCCACTCGTGGCCCTTGGCCCGCAGGCCGACGACCACGCCTCGTGGGTCGTTGCGACGTTCGTCCGACTCGTCGCCGTCGATGACTCGGTACCCGTTCCATTCCTCGGGCAGAGCCTCGCCCCGCCTCGTGGTGAACGGCATCGCGACGTTGCCTCCGTCAGCGAGGATGCCTCGCAGGTACTCATCGCTCGTGTGCGACGGTTCCTTGGCCGAGTAGGTCAGGGAGTAGTCCGATGACTCGGCACGATCCCTCGGAGACCAGGCGGTGTAGTCGTACATCAGCACGCCTGCCTCGGTCAACGCTTGCACCATGTGCGGTGCGACGATCTCCCAGCGGATGTCGCTGGTCGTGTTGAGGCGCAGGTTGATTCGGCCATGCCTACGAAGGGCCGACCGTATCTCGGCACCGATGAGCAAGCCTGACAGGACAGGGTGCGACAGCAGCATCGCGGTCCTCACAGCTTGAGCACGCTGCTGGGCAGGCATACCTGACTGACCCGACCGTGACAGACACGCTGCGGCGCATCCCTTGGATGCCATCGGGCAGAGGTTGAACGCTCCCTTGAGCCCGAAGGCTTCCCGCACGTCCCGAAGGCTCTCGGCATTCATGCCTCGCTCGGGTGTGAGCATGAGACCGAAGCTGGGCAGGCTGTTCTTCGACAGCTTCTGCTGCGATGCACCGCTGGTCAGCAGCGCGGCCGATGCCTTGCGATAGCCAACGCTCTCGCGAAGCTCAGCCCACACCTGGCGGGCCCATCGCACGTCCGTCGAGCCTTCGAGGCCGGCGATCACGGCACTCCCGAAGTCTGCCTCGATGAGGATGTTCTCTACTCGCGTAGTCATGTCGTGCCTCTCTGTGCGATGTCAAGTCTCAGGGCAGAGGAATGACCCGGTACTCCCGGTCACCTGTCTCGATGTTCTCGACCAGCACTCGCAGGACGTTGCCTTGTGCGTTCTGGCTGATCACTCGGTGCTTGCCGTACACGTCCATGTCTACTCCCGTCGCTGTGCGATGTCAAGTCTGAGGGTAAAAAAGGGGGCAAGGGTAGCGGCCAGGACGATTGCCTTCTTGAATCGTGCCTACTCCGATGAGCAGGTCAGTCGTCGTTTCCAGCCTTGCCTAGTGGACAGTCCAGCATCGAAGCTGGGAGACCAGTGATGTCGGTCCCGCAAACCTGCCTGCCCTGCCTCTTCAGAGCGATTGCTCCGGGGTTGAGGCCCAACCCTCTGGTATGTGTGCGTTGTTCCCAGACAGTGCTTCTGGCGGGCCAACGCTTGCCCATTAGCCTTATGTCGTCCGCAACACTCCCGATCATGTCTCACGTCCCGATGCGTGGCGGTCCGGTTTACTGCTACCGGCATAGACCACGGTTACGGGACCATGACTGGTCACACGCGGATTCAACACGTTGTGACATGGTGTGGCTCAACAACCATGCCTTGCGCCCGCCTTGCTTGGCTATCGCTTCGAGAAGGGTACGTCCCTGCCGGTAGTCATTTCTGACGGCGAGCTATTTCCCCCCGCCAGCCGAGACGGGGGGATGATGCCCCTCTGACGGGCGACGCTGACCGAAGCTATCGGCTGACTGATCCCGGACAAGTCGACGGGTCAGAACTTGGTGGTGCTGGTAAAACCAACGCTAGCGGATCGTGTGTGCGATGTCAAGTGACTCTCACTCGGTTCCGCGTTGTGCTGTTGTGTCTTCGACTCTAGCAGGTGGACTGTGCGATGTCAAGCGCGGGGTTGCTCCCGCTGGTTCGTAGTGTTCTCGGTGCGCTGTGCTGTCTCAAACCCGCTGGCATGTGGGTTCCCGAACCGTTTCGCGATGTCCGCTGTGCTGTTGTCGAGTCCGACGCTACACGACGCGGTGAGCGATGTCAAGTGACCTGCTCTGCGATCCCCTGTGCTGTTGTGCTTTCCAAGCTACACCACGGTGCTGTGCGATGTCAACAACGAATCTGTTTGCCCTGGTCACAGGGCGTGTCGTCCGGCGTGTCGCCCCCTGCTCTGGGTACCCCCCGGGGGTACCCCCCTCCCAGGCCACGGGGGGCGGGTCCCGGTCCCCCCTTCGGGGGGACCGGGCCCGGTGCCGGCTGGGCCCCCGGCCCCCGGCCCCCCTCCCCTTCGGGGAGGGGGCCCGGGCCCCTGCGGGTACCCCCTCCGGGGGTACCCCAGGGGGGTATACCCTCACCCCCGGACCCCGACCGGCCGGTTA